AGATGTCTCGTATGTTTTACTGCTACTCATTTTTCTCTCCTAATCATAAATATCGTCACCTTAAGTTCACTGAACAACAACCACAACAGTATCATCTTTCTCAAGCATAAATTTTATTGATACGTCTGTGTCATTGCCCGCTAAAACATAATCTCTTGAACTCCCCGAAACCATTAACTGCCCATTTACGTATAAGTCTATCCTCTTCTCATTATAACTGCCAGAACTGAAAGAGGCACCCGGAATTGTTAATGTTGCAGAATCAGCATGTGTCCCTGTTACATAGTACACTGTTTTGATTCTTTCAATCTTGAGCTGAAGCTGTCCTGAATTTGATGTATCCAGTATGATACCGTCAGCCCCCATCAGAACCCTTTCAGCGCTAAGATCTGCATTTGTGCCATACGTGATGTACGGTGCAGATGTTGGCGCGCCGGAACCGCCGCCGCCGCCGGAAGGTATGTTACCTGATGTTATCACCGTCGTGTGAATCATGTCATCTTTTGATAGCAAAAATCCAAACTTAAGCTCTGACTGACCTGAAACTGTATAGTCAGCATTTCCTGCTGATACTTGGGCAGTGGTTCCGGAATATAGTATCATTCCGTTGTATACAACATCAATTAAATTTGATGAGTAATGCCCTAAGCTAAAATTTGTATTAGCAACAGGAAACGGTATTTCAGCAGCGTGTGTCCCTGTTACTTCATAAGAATATTTTTGTCTTGTTGTGGCTATTTGAGGTGTTGCATCAATTGTTACTTGTCCCGAAGATGCTGTCGTAATTGTAACATTTTCTCCTGCAGCAAGATATGACTTCCCATCTGACAGCTTTGTAAGTGAGCCCGTAATATTTGTCACAGTCAAAGTGTTTGATGAAGCATTAAACGTAAAGTTTGCATCTCCCCCAAATGAGCCGCCACTATTAAACTGCACCTGTGTATTGTCTCCACCAGGTGAGCCACTGCCGCCGCCGGAAGAAGCTATTGTTATTTGCCCATTTGACGAAGACGTAATTGTCACATTGTTACCTGCAGTCAAGTACGATCGACCGTCCACCAGCGTCGTTAAAGATCCTGATAATCCTGCATTAAACTTTGTCGCACCTGAGAATTCAGAACCTGTTAGCGTCGCGACGATGTCATCGTCAATAGAAAACTCACCCGTCGCTGCAATAAGAACAGACCCATCGGAGCCGGTTGTTATGGTTACGTTGCTTCCGGCGCGAAGATATGAAGTACCGTCTGATAAGTGTGTAAGTGATCCTGTAATTGTGGTAAAGTTACCAGCAGCGCTTAGATAGTCACCAATATAAAGATAGGCGTCAATGTATTTTGGATTTTGAGCGTGGTCGCCTGTGCCTGGCGGATCTTGTTGGAAAAATATTCCGTTAAAATAATCTAAATTCCAATCTCTTGCATCGAGAACAGGTATTTGTGTTTGAACACTACTAGCTGAATGGTACGGAGTCGCCTCATAAGATGTTGCAAAAGACGGCGGTACTAACTGAAGGGCACCACTCGTGATATGAATTACTTGCCCATTTATGAATGGATAAGTTCCCTTCTTTGGGTTTGAAGACCGTGCCTGATAGTCATCTGGTAGCTGTAAAGAAAAACCATGGCGTCCGTCAGAGGTATCTGTACCTGCAATAAAAGACGCCGACAACCTTAATTTTTCTACTGCATTATTTGTAATGCTGTATAGTGAGGCTCCGGGTGCTGTTGGAATATTCTGACCAAAAACAGTATTAGCAGAGACTGTAAGCCCTGAGGGCAATCCTTCATTGGCAAGGCCTTTGTCATTTGACGTATGCGCCTTACCTGCTAATTTTTTGAGGGATATTAACCTCTCTGTTTTTGCATCAAGTGCCATCTACCCCTCTTTTATGACCACGAAACCGTTATATTTGTAATGTTGCCCGTCCAGGTCTTATCAGCAATAATTCTTATAAGAATATACTCATTAGCTCCGACAGATTGTGTACCGAAAGTTGCGCTATTAGTTGCGTTTAGTGAGCTGTCAAGAGATCCAACTAGACAACCCGCATCATCTCCATTTTGACCTGTTGCAAAAGCCGTAGCTAAGTCCATCCACCCAGTGGCAAAGCCTGAAGTTGTTTCGGGTATCTTAGCATGTACTCGCAGCTTGTTGCTGCCGGCCAAGGAAGTACCCGCAGAGACAATCGTTCCAGTTCCGTTAATGGTAACTGTAAAATCAGTTTTCGATCCACCAGATGTATTCTGGAACCACCTGGTGTAATGTCTGGTTGCATTAGACACAGCTGAATAGTTGGGGTTGCCAGAAGGAGCTGCTAGAGTTCCTCCTTCACCTCTTGACCTGAAGTCTCCAGAATTTCCTGTATTTGCCGGTGCTACTAGTTTCGAATTATAAACAGCAAGGCCTGTATTATGCCCTGCGTCAGCTCCGTTCATGCTTATTGAGCTGTCCCATGCGTTTCCGCCTGCTGTGACTGAAGCCTGAGTTGCGTAGCTTCCTGATATCAGACGCTTTGCTTCACCGGTAAACTGCTCAACAAGCTGTGTTGAATTATCAGTTGATGTAAATACCAGTAGTGTATCTGATGTTGTTGTGGATGATGTCGTGTTTCCATGAATTGGATGATGAATTCGACATGATGCTGCCATCGTATACGATGTTCCTCCTGGCACGGAAGATGCTTGGCCAAAGTTTAGAGTTCCTGTCACATAAATCTTATGATCGGGCGCGTCTGCAATCGATGTGTTCAGATTGGGTAGTGCCATAGTGGTGGCTGCTGCAGATCCATTAACCACACCCGATCCTGAAACGTGGACAGAGGCTATTGAGCAGTTTGTAGACGTTGGGAATGAAATAGCAGAGCTATTTTCACTGTAAATGTACTTATAGACATTGGATCCCGTAACTACAAAGTCTGCCTTGGGTGAAACAAAGTACTTGATTCCCGACTGAGAATACTCAGAAGTTCCCCTGAAGTTTACGATAGAGCCTCCTGCAACAGTTAGCGATGCTGCAGCTCCGTCTGTATCATTTACCCATTCTGCGTAAGTTGTTGTTTTTTGTGTTCCTGTTATTTCATGAATTACTCTTGCGTAGTTGTGTCCCTTGCGTTGATTGGCTGCCTTAACAGTCCACGTTCCCGTTCTATAGCGTCGAGTCCACTCTGGAATCTCATTAGAGTCTCTAGAGACCGAAGCAGCTGATATATTAAATCCAGAGCCGCTGGCACCCGATGTGTCTGAATTTGCTGCAAAGCTGTTGTTAAGATCAAATGTATGAATTACACTTCCGTTGACTTCTAGCTTAAGAGAGCCCGTGTGTGCGTTTCCGCCGCCCCACGCGTTAGCAGGATAATTGTTTCCACTAGCAGACACTTGCTCATTAAGATCTCCAGATATGTCCGTCGACCCGTTAAATACACCTCTTCGATTGCCTGATAGATCATAGTCAGCGTTTACATTGACCGCAGAAAATCCTGCTGCAGCACTGACGCTGGTATAGCCTGTAAGTGCCAAAGAAGACCCGAATGATAATGTTCCGTCGACCCCGGAATTGTTGCAATCAATCTGACTTAAATCGGGTGCTGCATTGATTGCAGACTCTGCACCGAATACAACAGTTACTGTATCCAGGTAACCTGACCATTCATCGTCAGCTTCTATTTTCATCACAACCCAATCATTATTGGGTATAGATGCTGTTCCAAACGAGATGTAATTGGTCGCTGAAGCCAATGACGTATCGCCTGCACCTCCGGAAGGTGCGGCTCCGCCGGCACGATTAGTTACAGTGTTGTAAGAAAACGCAGTAAACGCATCGAGCCACTCAGTTGAACTTGGATGCTTGAAGAAAACTCTACACCTATTGTTTGCCCCGACCGCAGTTCCCTGTGCTACCAATGTCGTAGTGCCTCCAGAAGTTGTCCACGACAAGTTATTAACAGCTTCACCGGATGTATTCTGAAATTTTCTATAGAAGGTTCTTAGACCGTTGATTCCCGTCCCATAATTGGGATTTGATGGGGTTGGGCCGTTTGCATAACGGAAGTCACCGCTATTTCCTCCAGCAGCCGGCTTATAAAGTCGACCGATGTAAAGAAGAAGTCCATCATCATGACCTGTATTAGTGCCAGACATATGCTTTGTAGAATCCCAAGCGTTACCGCCTGCAGTGACATTAGCTTGAGTATCGTATGAACCGCTCTTGAGCCTGTATGTCTCGGCGTTGAAAGTCTCAGAAAGCCCTGTTGATGTATCACTTAAGTTGTATAGCAATAGATTCGAAATTGTTGATGCACCGCCAGCTGATAGGTTTGACTTAAGCGGATGTGTAACTGTGACATTAGCAGTCGCTGCTCCACCAATCATATAGTTGGCTGAGAGTTGAGCCGAAGACGTCAAGTGCAGCACTTTTGTATGATCTTCACTTCCACCAATTGTAGGCTTAGACTGTGCAGCCAAAGTCAATGTTTCTCCTGAGTTTGTGCCAGGATTAGATCCTCCCAGAGATGTTCCGAACGTTATATTCGTGGTGTCGTAAACATACTTGTAAGCATTGGTTACTCTAGTTTGGTAGGTTATTGTTCCGCTTCGATAGTATGTCACACCCGATAGATTTATTGTCCCAGATCCGACGAACGATATTCCGTTTCCAGCTGCGGCCAATGCATCTGCATTGTCATCATTCACCCACTCAACATAGTTTGTTGTTGCAGTCGATCCAGATCTTACATGCAGAACTCTTGCATAGTTCCACCCTCTTCTTTGAGACGCTGTCGCGACCTTATATTGGCCCGTTCTATGCTTAAAGCTGGCAAAAGAAGTACCGTTTTCAAATGTTCCTGTTGTTGCTGCTGACAGATTTACAAACCCAGATCCATTTCCGTCAACATGATTTCCTGAGCCTCCACCAGAACCTCCCGTTCCGATGCCGTCGCCACCGAGGTCGATCTCGACAAGCTTTGATCCGTTGACCCAAAGCTGAAGCAATCCAGAATCTGCGTCTCCGAAAGAGTTGGCGGGATAGTTTTCCCTATTGTTGCTTGAATGAACATTCTGCGAGATATCTTCGTTAAGCTCTCCAATGATATTAGTCGCGCCTGTAAAGATTGATGCCCTTAAATTATTGCCAGATGTTGCTGTTTGATATGTTCCATTGACATCAACTGCTGCTCCAATTCCTGCTGAGGCAGCAACCGAGGCATACGCCGGTGAGGCTGAACTCTGGTCGTTTGATGATCCGAATGAAAGTTTGGCATCTGTTCCATCGCTGTTTACATCAATATCGTCTAGGGAAGGTGCTGGGGTTGGAGCCAATGCCTTGAGCACTTCATTAAATCTATCAACAGCAGTTCCAACTGTTGTTTTGGTCGTAAAGTCTGTGTACAGGCCGTCACTATAGTTGCCATCTTCAGCAGGACCGATTGTCCCAGTTAGTGCAATATCTCCACTACTTAAATTTTGTACAATTGCTAAGTTTGTATAGTCAATACTGTCAACATCAGCGATCGAAGTCGATCCTGAAACTGCTGTGAGAGCTGCGCCGGCTGCAGAAGTTATTGTTACCTGGCCATTCGATGCAGATGTGACGGTAATATTCGCCCCAGCAACGATATAAGATAAGCCGGCTTGTGTTTTAGTTAGTGAACCTGAAAGTGCTGGAGCAGAAACTGTACCACTGAATTGTGAACCTGTCAAGGTAGCAACAAAACGATCGTCTACAGCCATCTCTGTTGAATCTATCTTCAAACCTCCTGCAGACTTAAGGTCAACAGCGAAAGTGGTCCCGGAGAGATCCAGGCCGTCGCCGGCGGAGTAAGTAGTGTCTGTATTAGAAGCTGCTATTGATACTTGACCATTTGATGCAGATGTTATCGTAACATTGTTTCCTGCAACAAGATAAGATGTTCCGTTGGTTAGTTGGGTTAGAGATCCTGAAAGTCCTGCATTGAATTTTTGAGCAGGTACGAATGTATTTGATCCCGTGACTGTAGCTATGAGATTATCATCTATAGCCATCTCTGTTGAATCGATTCTAAGACCACCAGCAGACTTAAGGTCAACAGCGAAAGTGGTCCCAGAGAGATCCAGACCATCTCCTGCAGTATACGTGGTATTAGTGTCTGTAGAAGATATTGTTATCTGACCACTAGAAGCCGACGCAATTGTTACATTGTTTCCTGCAACAAGATAAGATGTTCCGTTGGTTAGTTGGGTTAGAGATCCACTCAGGCCACCATACGCGTGGAAGTCGCTTAAGAATTCAACTGATCCTGTAAAGGCGTGAAGATCATCAGCAGAGTCACCAAACTTTGTTGAGCCGCTCTTGAAAATAATGCTCGATGATACCAATGTGGACTTAAGCTCGTACACATGAAGNGTTCCGGAGACTCTTATGTCTTGTTTGAAGTCCACGTCTCCNGTGAAGGTGGTTCCGGTTCGCATGGCCACTTCACTAGTGTCAACCGTAAATTCAGTACCACCAAGATTTAATCCGCTTCCGGCAGTATAGGTTGTATTTGTGTCTGTATAATTGCCGGCATGAATATTAGTTCCGCCTTGATCTATAGTCCAGTCAATATGTTCATTAGCAACGAATCCAGTAAGATCATCATGATTAAAGTCGGAAGACGAATAAGTTGTATTTGTGTCAGTTGATGTTATTGTAACTTGACCATTCGATGCTGATGTTATCGTTACGTTATTTCCCGCGACGAGATAAGAAGTTCCGTTGGTTAATTGTGTTAGGGAGCCAGAAAGCCCTGTTTGTGCCAAAAGTGTTCCAGAGATGTAAGCGTCACCGCCGAAAACAGAAGTACCCCTAACTGCAGACGCTCTTGACCCTATGGCACCGGAAACGTAAAAGTTTGCATCAGTAAAAGTTCTTGGGTTTGGATCTGATGCAGATGAACCATAGCCCGAACCATCAGCAATATCACCTGAGTGGATCAAGACCATGTCGAGGCCGCCGTCTACTTGGAAGGCACTACTTTTATTAGCAGATTCTACTCTAAAGTTTTTATCAACCCCACTTTGGTTTATTACCACATCTCCGTTGAGATTTGTATTACCCTGGACGTTAAAAAGAGTACCATTCCATGTAAGATCAGCATCTGACGTTAAAGTGTCTGAATCTGACCAAGTCGCAATTCTATTTACTGCCCCAGATCCATCAACTGTCCCCCCAGCTGTAGAAGCTATTGTTACTTGACCGCTAGACGCTGTTGTGATTGTCACATTATTTCCTGCGACAAGATAAGAAGTTCCGTTTGATAGCTGGGTCAGTGATCCGGAAAGACCGGCACTAAACTTTGTAGCTCCAGTAAATGTTGTCCCTGAGACTGTGGCNATGATATCGTCGTCTATAGAAAGCTCTGTTGCGTCAATTACCAAACCGCTAGCAGCTTTGAGATCTAAGCTAAAGGCGTTTCCTGATAGATCTAGACCATTTCCTGCTGTGTATGTTGTATTGGTATCTGTAGAAGTTATTGTAACTTGACCGTTAGTGGCTGATGCAATGGTTACATTCGCACCTGCGACTAGATAAGACGTTCCGTTGGTTAGTTGTGTTAGCGAACCAGATAGACCTGCATTGAATTTTTGAGCAGGTACGAATGTATTTGATCCAGTGACTGTAGCTATCTGGTTGTCGTTTACTTTAAGGGTGACAGTCCCGCTAGTTCCACCCCCTGTCAATCCTGTTCCAGCAGTAACGCCTGTTATGTCACCTACATTTCCCGTAATTGTAACTTGACCATTTGAGGCACTACTAATTGCAATTCCTGTGCCGGCGACAAGGTAAGATTTTCCATCATTAAGCTTTGTTAGTGATCCAGAGAGGGCTGGCGCAGTAACATGACCGGTGAAGGTAGACCCAGAGATCGTCGCGACAATGTCATTGTCCAGTCCCATCGTAACAGATCCGCCGGCGCCGCCGTCTGTAATTGTCAGACCAGACCCCGCGTTCAGAACACGCTCATTGGACAGAGAGCCTGTTGCCGACAAAACGACATATTGTGCGCCGGGATCGCCTCCACCTCCGGTGGCTACAACCTTATTGAGAAAATCGCCGATGTAGAGGAAGGCATCGACGTATTTTGGGTTTTGTGCATGATCACCAGTACCGGGAGGATCTTGTTGAAAGAACACACCATTGAAGTAGTCTAAGTACCAGTCTCTGGCATCGAGAATTGGAATTTGTGTTTGAACTCCGCTTGCTGAGTGATATGGGGTTGCCTCATAAGCAGTTCCAAAAGACGTGGGAATCAATTGAAGTGCACCGCTGGTCACTTGAATGCTTTGACCGTTAACAAACGGGTATGTCCCTTTCAATGGATTTGAAGACTGTGCCTGATAGTCGTCAGGTAGTTTTAGCTCAAAACCATGTCTACCATCAGATGTATCAGCACCCTGTATGAAAGAAGCGGAGAGGCGAAGATATTCAACTGTCCCTCCCGTAATGTTATACAGCGTCTTAGTCGGTGATCCTGGGATTGCCTCACCGAATACTGTCTCTGACGAAAGCGTTAAGCCTGACGGCTTTGCTTCGTTTGGAAGGCCCTTATCATTAGATGTATGGGCTTTTCCAGACAGCTTCTTAAGCGATATTAGCTCTCTGGTTGTTTCGTCGATTGCCATTCTGTTTTTCCTCTAATAAACTCTTCTTAACTTACACCCAACTAAGGGAAATTGAGCTAATGTTTCCTGTCCATGTTGCATCAGCCTCAATCATAACTAAAATGTACTCATTATTTCTCACTGAATTAGTGCCAAATGTTATTTGATTTGTCGCGTTTAGCGACGAATCTAAAGATCCTACAAGACAGCCGTCGCCGTCGTCTGTTTGCCCTGTTTGATATGCCACTGCCATGTCTACCCATCCAGTTTCGAAATTTGCACTACTTAACGGTAGCTTAAATAATACGTGGATGTTGCCTGTGGACAAACTAGTTGATCTTGGGACAATTGTCGTGTTCGATCCGTTTATTGTAATTGACGCGTCTGTCTTCGATCCGCCGGTTGTATTTTGAAAATATCTGTAGAATGTTCTTGTTCCTGACACAGATGAATAATTGACGTTATCTGACGGTCCGTATGCTAGAGATCCTCCGTCTGAAGAATTTCTAAAATCACCTGAATTTACACCCTGCTTAGGCGACACCAAAGTTTGATTATAAAACATCAAGCCGTTTTCCTGTCCTGTTCCAGACCCAGTTATATACATTGTGGAACTCCACGTGTTATCAGAGTCTGTGACACTAGCTTGTGTATTGTATGATCCGGAAATTACTCTATAGTTTTCTGCTCTAAACGTCTCTGANGTTGCTGTAGATGTATTTGATAAGTTGTAGATTAGAAGCCCAGAAACTGATCTAGATCCCGCGGACGATAGGCTCGACTTAAGGGGATGACTTACATTAACAGCAGTCGATATGCTTCCTCCCATTAGAGACGTTGCTGTTACAGTCGCTGTCCCTGTTATGTGAAGAACTTTAGCTTGATCTTCTGACGCNCCTGTATTGATCGAAGGCATTGATTGGGCAGGAACACTGCAGTTAGTTGTAGTAAATGTGATGTTGTTTGACGTGTAGACGTTCTTATATGCGTTGTAGACTCTAGCCTTGTAAGTCGCAGTCGCGCCTGTAAAGTATTTTACGCCTGATAGTTGTGTTAGACCTGTAGTGGTCACGGTGTCGAGGGCAGTTCCCTCAATTGATAGTTCATTGCTGTTCGAATCATTAACCCATTCAACATAATTTGTTGTAGTATCTGATCCGCTAATTGTATGAACCACCCTGGCATAATTCCAGCCCTCTCTCTGATCAGCAGTCCCTATCTGATACTTACCGGTGCGATGCTGAAACAGTGCTAGCGAAGCTGCATCCTCAAACTTTGATGATCCCGTTACACTCAAGTTTACAAATCCTGAACTATTGGAGTTGACAGAAGATCCCGATCCGCTTCCCGGATTGCCAGCGCCGACATGCCCTAAATCACTTCCAGTCAAGACAACAGAGTGAACAACAGATCCGTTAACTTCAAGCTTAAGTGTTCCTTGATCTGCGTTCCCAAAGGAGTTAGCCGGGTAGTTTACTTGAGAGTTAGAGTGTGTATCAGCAGTGACGTCTTCATTAAGATCTCCGTCTATTACTGTCGATTTGTTAAAGACGCCTCTTCGTAAGTTATTGCCTGATGACGAGGCTGTATATGTTCCGTTGATATCTACAGCAGAAAATCCAGCTGTTGTAGAAGAATTTGTGTAGCCTGAAATTGATTGCGCATTTCCAAAGGATAGCTTTGCTGACACTCCTGTATCATTACAGTCAATATTGTCTAAGTTTGGCGCACTACCAGGAGCTAGTGACTTAAGAATCTCATTAAATCGATCAATAGCTGTTCCTACTCTTGTTGTTTGCGCAAAGTCTGTAAAAAGTCCATCGCTATAAACAGAGTCTTCTGCCGGTCCGATTTGTACACCAGTATCTGATATGTCAACAGTCACAAATCCCGAAGAGCCTGTTGTTACTTTAAGGCTGCTTCCAGCTCTTATAAAAGATGTGCCATCAGATAAATGTGTTAATGATCCAGACAGACCGGCACTAAACTTAGTAGCGCCTGTAAACGTGGAACCTGAAATTGTGGCTACTAAGTCATCATTGATCGCCAACTCCGACGAATCAATCTTAAGCCCGCCACCGGATTTAAGATCTAGCGCAAACGAAGCTCCGTCTAAATCTAGACCGTCACCAGCTGTATAGCTTGTACCACCAACACCGCCGGCTGTCGATATCTTAATTTGTCCATTTGACGACGATGCTATCGTAATATTGGTTCCCGCTACTATATACGAAGTACCATCTGCTAGCTGCGTTAATGATCCGGATAAGCCTGCGTTGTGCTTAGTCACTCCGGAGAAAACAGATCCACTAATTGTTGCAACAACTCTGTCATCAATTCCCAAAGTTACTGCGCCTGAGGAGCCTCCTCCTGTCATTCCTGTGCCGGCTGAAACAGCACTTATATCGCCGTCAGAATGTACTGTTACTTGCCCGTTAGACGCAGTCGTGACAGTAATCGCCCCAGATCCTTTCAAGTAAGAAATGCCTGACGTTAAATTCTGAAGTGACCCTGTAAGCCCTTGGTTAAATTTCACATCCCCTTGGTAGGTTTGCGTCTCTGTAATTGCGCCTGTCGACTTTGGTGATGTTAACAAAGCATTGCCATAGTTGGCAGTTGCAGTATTGAAGTAGTACAAAGTGTCTGGGGTTGCTTGGTTGGTCACCAGCTTAACGAAGGCGCCTGAATTGCCGGGAGTTCCGCTAGAAGTCAATCCTGTTGTATACTCAGACCCGCTGTCATGAGTCCCGTCTTTAGTTGTACTAAACCTCAAAACTTTGCCTGCGTTAGAGGCGTGACTTACATCAAAATAGAATACACCGTTCTTTGATGCAGCAATAACAGGGGCTGTGGCTCCATCCATTACAAACTTATTGCCCGAAGTTGTAACAGTAATGTCTGTTCTTATAGAGAACTCGTACCCTGTAACTGTTAATCCTGTTCCAGCTGTGTACGTATTGTTAATCGAGGCATTTGAAGTGATAATGACTTGGCCGTCAGATGAAGTTGTGACTGTAATGTCATTTCCACCCGCTATAAATGACTTTCCGCTGGGTAGCGATGAAAGCGATCCTGTCAAGCCTGTATTGAATTTTACGCCGCCTGTAAAAGTTGAGCCAGAAATTGTAGCTACTATGTTGTCGTTAATAGCGAGATTGTTTCCGTCAGCTGTCAAACCGGTTCCGGAAAGTCCTCCTGGGCTTACTACTAAGGCATTGCCATCAAAGTCAAGGCCGCGATTTGTTCCTATGTTTACCTTGAGCCTATCAAAACCATCGTCAGAGAGTCCTGTCCCTGCAATATCTGTTGTCTCAATAGCTAGTTGTCCTGATGTTAATTTTAGACCCGATGAAGATCGAGGACTTACAGCAAAGGTATTACCGGTTAGAGAGATTCCATCGCCTGCTACGTATGTTGTGTCAGTATTGGTATCAGTTGCAGCAATCGTTATCGAACCATCGGCTTCCTTAGTTATTTGAACATTAGATCCCGCAACAAATGCGTCGGTTCCATCAGCAAGCAATTGATGTGAACCTTTTATTTCACCTGTAAATGTATTGACACCAGTAAATGTTTGATTGCTTCCTAAAAATGGAACTGTGCTTGAATTAACTGCTACAGTGTACGTCCCGCCGGCGCCGGCGTCTGTAACGCTGATTCCACTACCGGCAGTGAATACCCGTTCATTAGTCAGCTTAGCTGAAGTTGCTAATGTAAGATACTGTGCCGTAGTGTCGCCCGATCCTGCTTCACCTCCTGAAAATCCGTTGATGTTTACTTCAGCTCCCGACACAGCTGTACCGGTGATGGTGTTGTTACCCGAAGTTCCTGGGGAGTCCTGCACTAAAGACACATAGTCACCTGAAAGGGATGGTGTGATATTCAGGTCTCCATTATTTTTTGCTAAGTCAAGGGCATCTTTAATTCTTGCGGCATGCAGTGCTGTAGTGTTTACTGATTGAACACCGATTTTATAAGCAGTAGCAGAGACTTTTGTCGGTGATATTTCGCTGGTGCTATAAGTAAAAGTTACTGTATGACTATCAGCATCTTGTATTATTAGTGTGTCATTGCTTAAGTTTTCCGGAGATGTCTCGATTGCAACTATTGTCGCTGTAGCTTTGATTCCAGATTGCTGTGCATCAGCTGTAATTGTGATTGATCCGTCAACATTTTGGGCAATTTGTACTCTATCGCCTGCACGAAGATAATCTGTCCCGTCTGATAGCTTTTGCAACGAGCCAGAAATATTTGTTGATGATATTGTACCTTCTAGAGAAAGCTTTTTGCTTGAAGTGTCATATGATAATTTTCCTTCAGTATCTGTTACTAAAACAGGTGCACCATGAAAATAGAGCTTACCGTTGTTGTTATACAACATTGAATCTGTACTAGACGGCACTTCTACATTTAGTTTTATGCCACCCTCTACAGTTAATGCACTTCGAAGGCCGTCTGCGTCCAGACCTACTGAAAGTGGGTTTGGAAAAATTACGCGTTCAACATTACTATCTCGACCAACTCGAATGACCATTCGGTCTTGCTTTTTTAATTGGCTTAGCGAGAATTTTTTAGTTGACTTAGCCATCTACATGCATCCTCTAGTCTAATCCAATATCGATCGCTATGCTAACCTTCTCTGCTGTGTCAGGCTGCTGACTTTCTCTATCAAGCGCGTGTCCGTCTCTGTACGGCAGAGAAGAAGAGCAGAAGATATCTAAGTTCGAGCTGTTAGTAGACATTGGATCTGATGCTTGAGTCCCATTCGTTCCTCTTTCTACGAAATTCACTGAAACACACCCTTCTTCGAGACCATCTTCTGTGAAGAACCTCGTGTATTGCCGCTGTTCGAGCATATCTCTAATATGACCGAAACTATCTCTTCTANNGACTGCAGATGAGNATTTGGGCAGAACATTTGCCAGCCCGTATCTAAACCCACGAATTATGACACCCTTAGTTACAGCAAATTTATCTGTAGATGCGTACCCTAATTCATTCATTCCGGCTGCTTTCCAATACGGCAGCTTGGGAAATTTATAACTTCCATCGCCCGAACCAAAGATTACCTTTGCGAAGAAATTTGCATTATCTTCAAAGAAAGATCCGAACACAGCATCACCGGTCGCTGATTTACCAAATTGAATTAAGTCAAGGTGTTCGCCAGTTTTTCCATGCCCATGGTCATTAGTAACAATTGCGTATGCAGAAATATTAGGCTGAGGTGTTCCTTCTACCGCTTGATTTTCTGCGTCTTGCGCCAGACCAGGATGATCAATAATATTAAGCATGTCAGTTGACATCATATTGATATTGGGCGCGCCAAACCCTCCTGTCGTATAGAGGCCCGGAAGGGTTATGCTTCCCGTTACGTTAGCAAGCCAAACATGAATAAGCTGTTTCGTTCCCGTGTCTAAGGTTCCTGAAGCGCTTGGTGCGAAAACATCCTTGGTTTTAAGCCCGGCTGTTCTTGTTACATTACTATATCTCGGCTCAAAGGGAAACGCACCAAACCAAGTTGACCACACTTGATCATTCGGGCCAATTTCTGAACTACTACCTGTTGCCACCTTTGGGTGTCCCAGAATAAGAGCTGCACCCTCTGAATTGGCGTGGTCGCCCTTGGTACCGAATGAAGGTGCATAAAGACGCTTGCCATCTACTTTGAGTAAGTCAGAAACATCTGGTAACATTGAATCGTACCATCGCTCTCTAGCGTCAGCAACGCGGATGCCTCTAATGAATCCTGATCGCTTCTGGAAGATTCTGGCGTTTTTATTTTGTGGGCCGATTCCGTGATTGCCGTCGGATCTTCTACTTACAACCTGCCTGTGTGTGTTTACATGTGATGCGTTTCCGAATTCAGATTTCGAAACGTTGCTGTGCATATTACCAGAGACGTGATTGTCCAGATATGTTCCACTATGGAACATGGGCGGATCAGTATCATATTGATCATATACTTCTGCGCCATAATGCAATGCTTCATGAAGTGCATTACTAGTTAGAGGTTGATTAGATGTGTTCGAAAAGTCCTCTACTTCGTTTCTTAGCACAGAGCCATAGAGTACGATCTTTCCTTTGCCTGGAAGAAGCTCAAATGTCCCGTCTGGCTCTGAGACGGCGTGGTGAACCATTGATCCTGTTCCAATCGGTGATTGCCAACCAAAAATTAGTTTATCACCTGGCATAATAAGATAGGGGGATACTAAGCTGTCTTCTGCAGATTGCGAGACTACGTAAGTCTGCGTATTACTGTTTACTGTATATGCAGGCGCAAAAGCTCCGTACTCGCCTCCAAATGGTGATCTACCACTCATGAGTCCGGTGCCGCTGCGACCCCCTTCCCAAGCCAAGACTACGTCATCATTAATGTTTTTTCCTCCCTTAAAGCTTGATGCGATGAAAGGAGTGCGACTGGTTTGCCACGAAATTTTGTTACTTGTAATTGATGTTCCAGCTGCGTTCTTGAGACCTTCAAAGTAAAGTGTATCAGAAGATCCAGACGCCTGGATTGCAAATCCTACGTCAAGATCGCCATTTTTTCTTGCCAGCTCAATTGTTCCTGACAGGGCTGTGGCAGCTGCATAGTGAGATGATCCGACGGTATTATAGTAATCTGCATCGCCGTCATAACCTAAAGCAACAACGTATGCTGAGTCTGAAATCTTGGAGCCTGTGTTTGCTGTCTCAGAAAACGTAAATGTTACTGACTTGTCATTTCTATCAGTAAGTGTCAGCGTGTTTGAGGCATCTTCAATTGCAAGGTATGTAAGAGTATCCCTATAAGTGTTGCTAAATGCACTAGTATAGTAGGCAGAACCATCAGTGTCTACTGATCTATTACCTCCAGTACCACCCACTCTTTGTTGGACCGAGAATGAACCGGCTTCAGTAGTACCCGTAGATAATAAGTTCATCCCAACACTAAAGTTTCCTTCTGCTTCGGATGCTTCACCTCGTCCAGCTCGGGCAATTGCCTCATAGAGTCTGGACGCTGCTGTTCTTGCATCGTCTACAGTAGAAAGATTTGTCATATTAATGTCCCAACAGTTGTTGGTCGAATTATAATTGTTTGTCGATGCCAAGTCCCAAGCCCATTGACCTGTCTTTTTGAACCGGAATTCTACTTCATCGCCAGAAGAATCTTTCAGCTTGATGTAGGATTGATGCTGGGGCACTGCGTTAAACTGTATCACAGCTTCTGCTGGGACATTTCCAAAAAAGTCCCCCTCTGACTTAAATGTTGTGATAGACGGGTTTACTTTTGGAGATCTCGCCGGCAAAGCTAAAGTTATTGATTGAGTCAAAAATAAGGCTTGTGCATTGCCTATTACAGACTCCTGAGGTACGATAACTGTGTCTATTCTCGATCTTGGATCGGGTACGTATGATTCAAAATCTTGATCGTTGAAAGCAGCTGGAAATACGCTATATCTGCCAAACGTTACAAGGTCTCTAATAGTGTTTACATATTGTGGTTCATCACCTGTAGCAGCCGGAGAAAGATAAAATCTGGATGGCAGCGAAGCGGTATAGTGAAAATCTTGTTGCCTATTTTCACCGTCAACGACCGTAACAACGTCTACCTTATTTGCGATTGCATTCGGGAGAGATGCCTGGCGTTGATTTAGCATAAAGAATGTAGGCGTCGGAGCGTTCATGTACGCGTGCTGATTATAACTAGTTGAAGAGCCATAGCTTCCAGAAGTACTTGCACCTGTCTGACCGTTATTTCTAATGTCAATCGAGCAAGACTGATGCACACTGGCGTCGAATTCATATACTATTTTTTCAAGCAAGAAAGGTCTGTCAATATAGTCCGACACCTTTAAGTACTGTGACGAAGTTGCATGATATTTTGGATGGAAAGGAAAGCCAAATGTGGATACAGGCGTTGAAAGTCCGCCATCGACAAAGACATATTTTCCTTGATTGTCAACATTGGGTGCTCTAGCTGCAGCAACTGAGCTTGTTGAATTAGCTATCATTAACCCTATTGACGGACTAAATCCTACGTACGTCTTGTCTAGCCACTGTCTAAATCCTGAATAGGCTGCTGGCTCTCCGTCGATTGAAGACGCTGAAACAGAGTAGATTGTGGCTTGAGGCAGCGAAGATGAAAGCGAAGAGATTCCGCCCGTGAGACCATCTGCACCCAATCCCGGTCGTCTTGGAAGCCAATATGACCCGGAAGCGGCGTATCCGATTGGTTCCCATGTCTTCTCACTAAAGTTAAAGTAGGCCATTGTAGAGCCAGTTACGACATGACCGTGGAGAGTTGTGCTCTTTTTAGGTGTCAGATCAACTTCTATTTTTCTCTTAGACCAGAGCGGGCCATGCAATCCATGTCCTACTAAAGTTGGAAGAGTTCCAGTAGCGTAGAATTCTTGGTCTCTTTCTGTGTCTACTGTGAATGAGTCATCTGAGCTTGCGTGCTGTTCTGTTCCGAATGCCGCGAATGCGCTCGACTCATCGTAAGGAGACAGAGAATCCTCTTCCCAATGATGAACGATCGGAGATGTTAGCGAATTCTTATGTGAAGAACCTGATACTAATAGGTCAGAAACTGCGTTAGGGGTAGGCTGGGCTGTTCTAATAGTTGCGTGACCCTTTTCAAGCCTATATGGGAAAACCACCTTAGGAGAAGATGTACCTCCTACGAAATTAGATGGGATAATCGCACGAATTGATCTTCTAGAAAGCCTTTTTGAGTCTTTTCTACTATTTCTAATTGGTGTATTACCCTCTGTCCCTGCTTTTGTCTGCTTAAGGAAAACAGCTTCTTTTTTACTTCCTACTTCTGCCCTTATTCCAAACCCACTTAAGCTATTGATAATGTCTATGAGAACCTTTGCGACTTGAGCTGCAGTTCTTTCATTGTGAATTGCGACTTCGACATTGCCTGATCTTACTATTTTTCCATAGTTGAATTCGAATCGTTTGACTCTTCCTGCCCAATCTTTCAGCTCAATCCAGGTACCGTCTTTTGGGCGTCCCTTGAATAAGATTTCTGCTTTTGCATAAGGATCATGGAATATTTCTTCATGAGACGCATCATAGAAGAGGTTGTACCTCCCCTTGAAATCTTTGTCACCAAATCGACTTATGGTCGGATATCTGTGATTAGTTTCGTCTTGCTCACGAATTGTAACACGGGGTGGATTTGACATGAAGCCAGACTTTGGAGTAAATGTTCCATCTTTTGCATGATACAGCGCATGGATCTCTTCGTCTTCTAAGCACCTCTTCCAAAAAGCAAGATCGTCCATTTGAGCTTTGGGTGATCTTCCCGCTAGCTCCGGAATTTGAGTACTAAAGTCTGACCCGGGTGGTAAGTCAAACCCAAACGGATAAGCCTTTCTTGCGAAATAGCCTAAAAGTTGTGGGGGTGTACCTAAAAACATCTCATCTACGGGAACAAGTGGACCACGCGGATGGATTGGTTTATTATTCCCGCCAAAGAACGACAAGGAAGACGGGTAGTTAGATCCAGATGAAGCAGGTGTCAAAGCAGACCCTGTCATTATTTCTATCCATGGAGATCCGCCGGTGACTGTGGCAAACCATTCATCAACAACTTGAAGCTTGCAGTCATCAGAGGTTGCTCCTGCAACATCTTGCTCTATAATCACCGTATCACTTAAAGAAGAAGAAAGAATTGCCCGGGCGCCCAAGTCAAATGAATTTATAACTTCAGCAGCCCTTGCTGCCATTTGATCTAAGTGAAGAAACGTCTTCTTGTTAGAGACATTTGTATTTGTACCTGTATGCCACAAATCTCCAATGGGGATCGTTTTTCCTGCTCTAATGGTCCAGTCTGTTGCAGTCCACCCTTGCGCGTATGTCTTCGAAGCTCCAAAGAAGGAGTTTTGCTTTGGCGCTAACAAAGTCGATGTTCCACCCTTATTAGCGTTGAAAGTAATAGAGGGTGTAATGCCGGCAGTGAAATTGTGAACAGCCCTGACAGTACCTTCTGCTTCAAATGTTCCTGAAACAGACGCCCAATAGTCTGTGCTTCCCGATGTTGTTTGATACACATCTTGGAAGTTTTTGATCGCTATGTCAGCCATCCTATTGCGTACGGTCGCGGACTTGAATCCCATTCTGTAATGTGTGCTCTTCGAAGGATCTAAGTCAAAATTCTCAATTCGCACTGAGTGGTCTGCATTCAAAGAGTACTGCAGCGATTGTCCTGCTGATGTGTCTATATCTCTCACCAAAGAGGCAGTCAGAATGTGTCCGCCACCGGTGGAAGAGTTGATCCGCCCAATTGGGCTATTGAGTGTAAGAGTCAGTAGGTTTTCTTTTGTATTTTGCTGTGCGTCTATTTCATACCCGTGCCCATTAGAGCCTGTCATAGCAGCAACAAAATTGGACCAGGTGGCGTCCGGGTCGCCACTTTTTACTGGAACGTCGACGACTGTTGTCTCTCCGTACGTGTTGTAAGTGTTGCCATGGAATGTGATATCAGCTAGCGCCCACTGATCGTAGTTCCACCCACCGTAGCTCTTCTGAATGATTCTTACATAATAACCCGGGGTGGCGCCATCAGATCCGGAGGCACCCAGCGTCATTTCGCCGCCCAGAGTCCGACTAATGTTTTCCCAATTGCACTCAAACATGTATTCACGCCATTGATATCCGGCGTGGGCATCGTCTCCTGCTACATTTCCTACGACGCGCTCCAGGAAGTATTGTCCGACCTCTCCGTAGTCAATCCACTGGGGTCCGGTACCTGAAACAATGCTTTGTGCCTTTATGACTCGCGAAGCGTAAGGACCGTTTTGGGGGTATGTCCCGTCACTACCACTGACGTCTGTAAATGCTGAACCGTACCAGTTTATTCCATCTGTCGAGACCTGAACATGGAGGCCATCCAATCCATTGGGCGAGTTGGACATGTTTGGATGGATTACATACGGTACTTTTCCGCGATCGTCGCCAGGGTATGCCTTAAATCGAACCCAGCAATCAGACGTAAATTTTTCTTTACACTTTAGCCATCGCCTTGAGTCTGTGAACTGTTTGGCGTAGTGGCGCTCATCTTTGCTAAGTTCGAGCTTCATCTTGCTCGTACCCGGTCCGAAGACAAGGATCGGTGTATCTTGTGGGACTGATGCCATGAGTCCTCGGGCATCGACGACCTTGCCGTTTCGCTGATCAAAGCATGCAGGCTGAAATGATCCAGTCCGGATGGTGCCCATTGACTCATATCCTGTGGCCCACCAATATGCAGGTTGTTCAGTAAGAGTTACTCCTTGCTCTACATGAGTACCTATTTCAAAGTGATTAGAAAGGCTGGACGAAGAGTGTAGTGCTGTGTATACCGAAGTCTGATATGATAGATCGTATGTAGATCCTGAGTGCCCTAATGTTCCGGACATCACTCCCGGCTTTACATGTGAAAGCTTAGATGTACCGCTCTGAGGTCGGCCGCTTGCCATGGTTGTCGAGCTAAACTGAACGATCGTAATATTGGTAGTTCCAGTTTCAGTGGGAGATGCTGTGTTGCTAGTGACCAAATTATCTTGAATCAGCACCATGGTGTCTTGACCATGTGTGTTTCTAGTATTTGTTGTAACCATGTGCGGAGTTACTGCAATATCCCCATGCTCCTTGGCGAAAAGAATGGTCTCATACAACTTTTTGAACATTGCCAAAGAATTGCTGCTAATTCCGCTCGTTGGAACGATATACGATGTTGCAGACGACCTTACCGGGGTACTCTCTGAAGAGTTGAATGTAAAGGTCACTGGAGTGCTAACAACTCCGTCATCAATTACAATTGCGGAGGCGTTCTGGGGTTGAGTCGTTCCGTGGGCCGTTAACTTTGCCCTAGCATTACCAGTTGTGAATCTATAAGTCTTGGTCGTTAGATTGGGTGTTGTGATCCTAATAAAGTCACCCTCACCTGGAGTAGATCCCGTGGATGCGAATAACCCACCATAACGAATATGAATCTTAGCTAAATCATCATGATTAGGAGACACTTTCTGCAAAAAGCTGGTTCCACCCTCGAATTTTAGAGCATTCGTTGCATACGAACCTGTGTGATTCATATCGATTACCCATCTAGATAATCCGCCAGTCTTGGAGGCGTCGGTGATGGACTGCCCAGGTAGTGTTACATCCCATAACGCAAGATGATTGGTCTGTCCCGTAGCTGACGACGGCAGCGATTCATTGGAAAAGCTCATTTTTGCAGTAGGAAGATGTGTGGAGATGAACGACCTCCATCGATCCCCTGATCCGGAAACAGGCCCAGTTGTATCGTAAGTAAAAAATGCAGACGCTCTAGAACCTGTCGCTTCTGAAGTTACTTGGATTCCTCTAAGATGCTCTGGTCCTTTTCTTAGCTTAAAAGCAGCCCTTGCTCTTTTCATTTGAGGAATAGAAGTAATACTCTGCTTGATCCCGTTGATGAATATCTTAGGCTTGACCGGGGATGTCTCTCCCTCTAGAACTGTTCCGGCTTTGGTAAAGTCTCCCATGTTAGATCCCGTAGGATAAACAACAGCGACATGTGTCCAAACATCATCTGGTAACGGCTTGGACGTTCTCCATTCAATTACATCGTGACTCGTTGTGTCTGTGGATTCATTAAAGTGTGTGGCATACCATGAAAGCGTATTGTGCTTATTTGTCCCAGGATCTGTTAATACTCGTAAAGAGAGACCCGTGGCATCGGATCCAGCACCGGCAGCTAACTTAGCGCCAACGCTGCCAGAAGAAAGTGACCCTGTAATTCCTGTAAAAATAGACTTGGCAAAAAAGTTATTTTTCACGCTGGCGTCTTTGAGTAATCCAGAACCCCCTGTAAAAGACCCTGTTATCGAGAACAACGTCTCATGTGTTGTGAAGTGACTATCAGCGGTTGAAGAAGGCTGATAAATCAGATCGTAAGCAGTGTCATGTACTAGCGATGTGATGGTCACAACATTGTCTGCTGATGTTGCGCTATATTTCGATAAAGCGTTGAATAGGGCCGCCAGCTTGGTGGCTACATAAGTGGTAGTGGCAGCGCCATCTGGGTACGCGTTAATCTGACCCGTATAAGTCGATTTAGATCCGTAAACTTTAGATCCTGACCACGACGTTGAATCTGCTCCGGAGTTTGCGAACGTGACTTGAAACTCTAGTTCATCACCCCATTCATCTTTTCCAATAAGCTTAAGGACGTCGGTAGCAGTCGGTGTCGAGTTAAGCGTCAAAACTGTTTTTGATAAAATTGGGGTAGACACACCGGTGATGTCCTCAGCGTCTCTTACATCCTCAGTGTAAAAAGATCCAGTAACAACCGTGTTACCACCGACACCACCGATTGCCTGTGTTAGGGTGACGCTAGCCATGCTCAACGTCGATTCGACATCTTTACCCCCTGTGAACTGATTTGCAGTTGTAATAGCGTTGTTGTCGGGATCAGCTCCGTCTCCTGCGGCAGTAATACAGCCGGCGTTGGAGAGGCTTAACGTTATAGCCAGATTTCCATGTTTTCCAGGCCAGTACTGCGTTAAAGATACAATGTTTGTACTGCCGTCGTACGAGGTTCCGTTGGGTGAGTTTGGCCAAAAATCTCGGTAGCCCCACCACTCGTAACTCATTGCTTGTGAATGGCGGTGCTTGGCATGAATCTTNGCAGAAATATTTCTAGCAGTTTCGTTAGCATCTGAGCCTATCTCGAACTCCCAAGCACCGCTGACCTTTGAAGTTGATGGCGTGTCTCCATTAGCGATAGCTTTAAGGATGATAGCTCCAAGCGGATTTGACCTTACTGTTATTGTGTCCCCGACGGAGATGTTAGCATTGTTCGCAATAGTAATCTTGGCTTTCGCTCTCGATCCGCCGGACCCCCTCAAGTACTTAAATGTGCTAGAGGCTCCGCCGACCGGCGTTGCTGTTATACCTAGATCTCCGTTTGCGTTCGCTTTATTTATAGCATTTGCAACGAGAGATCTAACTCCTGTTTCTGAAATTTGTCCGCCTGAGGTGCTAACAGATGCGTATCCAAGTGTATAGGAGGTCGGTGAGTTTCTTGTGGTCGCACCGGAAGATTGGTCGAATGTAAAGACAACTGTTCTAGAAGAAGAATCTGTAAGTGATAGGGTCTCATCGTGTAGTTTGGTTTGGGGTAAATTAAGAAACCCTAGCGTTGTAGTTGATTTTGGCTGAACATCAGCCGTATACACATCGCTCTCTGACACAGGGTGTAGCTTGATCCAACCGGCAAAAGTTATGCCCGACTCATATAGTTCTCTATGAGGCCACGCCCTTCCCGATACATTATTGGTGAGATCTCTTGCTAGCTGCTGCGGTAAGACAACTCTCTCTGACGATCCTGAAGTGAAATCCAATACTCGTACTTGATTTGTTTCACTATTTGATGCTTGCATTAATGCTGTCGGTCCGCCCAGCACTGTTGAAGTCTTTTGTCTTCCCGTGAAGTTGTAGGGCGAAGTAACTGCTGTTCGATGTGGGTGTGGGTTATGAGTGGAGCTCCCATAAGAGCCCGTTTGAAAAGCAGCGTGATTACCATAACCAGACGAGTCTACTACTTTTGACTTCTCAGCATCTGTTGCATGAGCAACTGTAGACACCTCAAAGGGTTCCTCAAATCTATAAAAAGCCAATAGTGATCCAGAATGATGCCGATATACACTACCGCCTGCAATAAACGAGGACGTCAAATTTAACTCTGACTTATTATCTCTTCCTCTTCTAAAAGTAGGCATTACTTTTTCAAACCTCCAAACGCTAACGAATCTGTACCAACTTCAACATTATTATTATACTCATAACCAGCAGTCGCGGAAACATGATCTCTTGAAAGTAAATCTTGGGCCGAAACATTTGATTTCATAAGTGCAGCGACCATGGGTTGCGTAGATAGCATGTCAGCGTCTTGAACTAACGACATTTCATAAATAGCCCTGACTGAAGTTGTGTCGAGCAATCCTTGATAAAAAGATATCTCTGCAAATGGGTTTTCTACGAAAATTCCGGCGCGTGATGCGCTCCAGCTAGTATACTTGGATAGACCACCAAATTCTATCGAAGCTGTCATAGGCTTGCCCATTGCCTGGTATCTAGTACCAGCGCCAGAAGATCCTGCACTATAGTGACTTATAGCATTAGTATTGCTAGATGCATATGTCTCTGTCACATCTTTACCGTCAATGAACAGCCTAAAGTGTTCATGAGGCTTGTCGTCAATTATGACTGGATCGACTGGAATATAGAAGCTCGATGGATGGTCATAATAAACACCTGCATGTCCTGTAAATGATGTTGTATCAAAGTAATCAGTATTGAGATTATGTCGAATTGTAGTTGATCGAGGTGGTCCGGCGTACTGCTGAACTAACACTACTTCTCCTGACCCTGTTATGGTATACACAGAAGACGCAAAACCTGAGTTGGTCGTGGTGTCTCCCTCGGCGCCAGGCGTACCATTGAATGACAACTCCGCGGGTGAAGATCCAAAATTAATCTTATTTGCACCGCCGCTTGAAGCGTAATATGATGCTGAACCTGTTGTATTTGCATACGCATGAACGTGCAAGCTGCCGCCATTTCCTGACTTTGTAGTTACATTATTGATTACGTGTGCTGTTCTTCGTGCTATCTGTGCAATTAGATCTGCAGAGCTTCCCGACACCATTGACTGCAGTCCGATATTGTGGTACAGAGATGAGCCATGACAAAGTCGTCCTGTAACGTCTTCATTGTCATTCTTAAACTTGAAGTACTGATAGTTTCCTAACACATCATATAGCACAAACGACTTATTGTGAAGGGCATCTACATCACCGGTATTAATCTTAAGCTTTCCTATTGATTTTTTCTTAGGAATGTTTTCATTGTGAGTTAGTGTAGAGTCAATATCGCCGTCATATGATATCACAAAATGGTGCCAATTACCATCTTGAAGCGCATTTACTAGCTTAGTACAACCAAAGCCATCACCCAGGGTGTGACCATAAAACCTTCTGTACAAAAAGCTGTAGTCAGTTGGATAGCTGTCATTATCAAAAAGATAGAAATACATGTACTGATACGAGTAGTCATCATAATCATAGCCCGTGAATCGTATGTTCCAATTTCTAGAAGCGTAATTAGACGAACCATCAGAATCATCTGAGCAATATGATTGGGCAAGATAGAAGTTTCTATCTCCGTCACCCTTCATCCAGAAGCTTAAAGAAAATGCACTATCACGATGTCCTACGCTACCTGTTGAAAACTTTGTGGAAGCAACTGCGGATGATGTGTAGTCACCATGGCTTCCGGTTAAAGATCCCAAAGATTCAGCAACACTAGGATCTGTCGGAACTAGATCACCATGCTGACTTATCAAACGAATTGTGTCTTGATTTGTGCTTCCAAGGGGAGAAAGCGATCCTGACATTGCGCCTACTTCAATTGAGCTATTATTGACTGCTTTAGCAATTGCCTCTGCACGCTCGCTGGTCGTACTTGCATCAGATATATCTACAGCATGACGGTTGGTGGCTTCTGTGATGGTGTCGTTGGTGTCAAACTCAAAAGTGTGGGTTTTGTTATGATGATCTGTTATCGTAAACGTATCGCCATCGCTTGGTGTACCAGTTACTCTCAAGTAATATTCGCGGAGCTTTGCCCTATTTCCGGAATAAGCTTGACTTGGGCCCAATGTCAGCACAGTTGGGAATGTCATTCCAGCTTTAGCATCAACTTTAACAGAGCTTACGCCTTGCGAGGCAATGAATGGACTAGATTCCTGAAGTGTATACGATCCCTGGAGCGTTGCATTTACAGTTGTTCCTGATCTATTTTCTGGTGTTGTCGACCCTAAAAATGAGTGATGACTTACCAGATTTGACATTGCAGTTATCGAACCCGAAAAATAAGAGGGAGAAATCTTTTGATAATCAACGTGGGGATTTGTTGCTATAGTCCCTGATGTCGTCGTTCCTCCTGTGTTAATGTATATTGGTGCTGAGGACGTTACTGCAGTGTATGGCGTCGCGTGGAGCGACTCAAAAGCCGCGTTAAGAAGTGTTGTATACGATAGTGATCTAGAAAGGTCCCCTCCGTCCTTGATTCCCCTTACCCTTAGTATGGTATCAGATGCATCATCAAAAGCCCCCACAACAGCATCAGAGGGTGCTACAAAGCCTTGCATTTGTATAGGTGCGAGATGCGACTTTCCGTAAGTACCAGAAATGTTCATTGCAGCCCAGTCTTCATACGCCTCTAGAGGGACTTTGTCACCCGTCTCCTGGTCGATAACGACTTCTAAAAGGCGTTTCTTAACTCTTTCTGCATCATCTAAGATATCCAAGCCAAACGTTTCAACACCATCGAAGTAAGAGTCAGCTCCCTTTAACACATGCCTTCGACGTTGACGAACATATCCTTTTCCTCCAGCAAAATTATACGTTCCAATCCCATTAACCAACTCATTACCAGGATTGGAATCTGTTCCTGAGACTTGACTTATTGTTATGTCATCACCTCTTTTGCCTGGAATCGTTGCTGTAAGCCTAATTCTAAAAAATTTCGCCGCGGAACCACCCAGTGTACCAGTTACAATTCCCCCAAGAGCCTTTGCCCTTATTCCAAAGTTTGAAACTGTGTCTTCACCTCTATGAACGTTGGCATTGGGTGTACCGTTAATAGCATCGACTATGTCATCTCTTAGGCTAGCTGCAACTGAAACTATTTGAGCGTCTGTGAGGCCTGCGTTCCACTGCGCGTTAGTGTATCCTGCCAAGTATCCAGGGCCTATCGCTATCTGTCTATAGTTGTATGCGCCTCCCGGAGCTCCTTGGTGTGGATTAACACCTGTTATCACAGCGGCTGGATGATTATGCAGAAGGATCGTCATATGACGTCCTGTCTTGGCAACACTGGTCGATCCAGAGAGTATTTCATCCTTAGTCAAAAACTCACTACCGGGTGGAATTTGATAAGAGGGCACAAAAAATTGAACTGCTGATCCGGTGGTGGGTAAATGGGTTCCTTGCTTGTAATTGAGCGGATGCCTGTGTGATGCTGATATGGGAATGATCAAATAGTTACTATCACCAGAGTGAATCTTGTGGGGATGTTGCAGCTTAACTGATCTCACTGACCTTTTTCTATATTCTTGAGAAATTGTGTCAGATTTTCGATACACATCTGTCAGCGTCATATCCGCCTTAATCCCTCGAGCAGTATAGGGCAACTGAATGTTTGATCGATCTGCAACGGATCTGATTGGGAACGGCTCAAGCACACCATCCATCAAGCCCTTGTCTGATGCGTCAACCATCATAGCTGGAATATCAATTGTTAGCGGATCCTGAATTACGATCTCAACTGGATTGACCGTGGCTGTATCTTTGAATAGCTCTCCATCTTGATACACGTCTGTCATACCCAAATCTCTATCATCCCAGAAGTGATTGGGAGCAGATCTTACTCCAGATTGGCTATTAGTAGGATCTAGTACAACTCGACTGCGCTCTGAGAGAGGTTGGATTGAATCTTGCTTTCTTGTATTTTCAACAACGAATAGTTCGCTGAGTGCCCAGTTATCATATCTTGTAGTAGCAGTGGTTGAATGCTTGTCCTGCCTGAATCTGAAGTACTTCGGTCCCGTCCAACACGATATTGATGATGTCACAGCTGTGGCAAACCCAGATGTAAAATCACTTGAAGAGTGGTATGCAATCATTTCCCAGCTGTTAGCTAGCCCAGTATTGCTTACTTCTAAGTAAATTCCTTCTGCTAGTTCAGGTGTATCTCCTGTGACAGCTGCGGGTGTAGACGAATCTACCGTTCCTTGCTGAATTGTAGAGCCTTCGGTGCTGTTGAACGGTGCCTTTAGGAGTTTGTACTTAAGATTGATATTGGTTCCACGCCTTCCATATCTTTTCGTGGATTGAAAGAAGCGACTCTCATCTTTGGGACCTGTAAAGACATAATGCGTTGATCCGTCGGTTACAGTACCCGCTGTATAAAGACCACGATTTCCTATTAGGCCACTAGAGTTGGTCAAAAATAGAATTGTTCTTCCGCCATCAAAGCCAGATGCAGACATGAAAGTCGTACTACTGACTGTAACTGTAGAACCTCCGGCTCCTTTTTTGATTCCTCCGCCGCCTCGGACGTCATATCCTTCAAAAATAGACTTCGAGGCAATCAAAGTACCTACATCTTTTTGAACTATGACTAAAGTGTCTGATTGACCCTGTTGTGTTCCTGTAAAAAAGTTAGAAGCAGGAATCGAGCCTGACTGCGCTCCGACTGCAAAACCATCCGGATGATTCAAAGACGCGCTGTTAATAGCTTGAACTAGTCTTGCCGCCAATGACCCAGAGTTTATTGCGTTTGGATATCCTGCGTTGTCATTCATCGCAGAGATTCCAACTGTAACGTTATTACCTGACCTTGATATAAATGATTGGCCGCTACTAAATGTAAATCTTAGCTTTTGATGATGTGGAACAGCAGCATCTTCAATATCTACATAGACACCATTAATATCTGACTTAGAAATTGCTGCATCAGAAGCTCTAAAGAATCTAATGGTGCTCGAAGCGATTGAGGCTCCTAACAGCCCATTTAACTCTGTTGCATCTGTATTAAATGATGATGAGTAGACAATTGTTCCTGAATAGACTGTTTGCGTTGAAATTCCCATATTAATCGGGGATTCATTATCATCAAACGGAGTCTCTTCAAACTGTATCTTACCATCTCGGACTTTAAGAAGGTCGTTAATGGGCTGGGGCTTCATTCCAACGTATGAATACAAATCATCGATTGATCGAACATTGACTCCTTGCCGATATCGATCTGTTGTATTTGATCCTGAAAACTCTTCAGGGTAGACAACAACGGCGACACTTCCCTTTTGCGACGGATAAGTTCTGTCACCTGCTGCCGCTGTTCCTGAAAGAGGTTTTGTCCATAGTTCTAATGACATTTTAGTACCTCTTCAGCTCAGCGATAAATTGCTGCAGTAAAATCTGGCCCTTCAAGCCATGTCTATCGTTTGGTCCAATGTACATATCGTGAGAATTATAGTGAAACTTTGCCCTTTCTAACATGTGTGATTCTATCACGAAATTTATCCCAAGAAACTTTGTTTTTCGTGGGACCATCAGCTCGATCATATTTCCAATCGTTCCGTCAAACCATCTAAAGAACTCGAAGAACTTCGGAAGATTAAGTTTTGTTTGAAGTCTATGGAAGTATACATCTCTAAGTGCAGCCATGTCTGGATAGTCCGGACTAAACTGAAGCTCAGGCCCTCCGATGTAATTGTCTAGAGCATCTAGCGTTCCGAATATGTTAACAATATCTTCGTTAAGCGCTTGTGTAACTGAAATTTCCACGCTGAATCGGGTATCATCTCTTGGCGACTCATTAGCTGGAATTGCATAAAGGGGCGCAAAGCTTCCACCATGAAGCTCTACATTTTTTCTAGACTTAAAGCTTCTTACTCTTACCTTGTTCCCTGTTTTTGCTTGATCAAAGTTAGGTGACAGCATTGCAAAATCCCACGTCTCTGGAGATATAACCCTTGTGTCAGGCTGAAATCCCGAACCTGAAAGGTGGAAGTTGTTTTGACTGAAGTCAAAGATTTTTAATGTTCCGTCTGCTGCGGATTTTGTTACGGGCTGATCAAACGATGCATCGATCCTTAGTCTCTCAAAAGATCCCGACATTTTCTTATTGAAATTGAAATTCAATTTCGGATTTATAACACCCAAAGATTTGTAGTTGAGCGTGTGCTCTTTTGTCTCACGCTCTGTCAAGCCTTTTGACCAGAATCTTACTTGTGCAACTCGCCCACCAAAGAATGTCTCGTTGTTTAGCATCGTTGCTTGATCCCAGTAATTAAGTGATCCTGTCGAATTACCATCGTTACCGTAAGCAGAACCTGACGCAAAGGTCAGACCCTGATTTCCTATCGTAAAAAATGATCCACTAGCGTTGTATGTGCCTGTCAAAACTTCACATACATTTACCAAACCGGCGCGGTGATCATTGATCCACTTGTTGTTTGTGTTGTACTGTATTATTCTACCGTTTTTAACAGTACCTGATCTTAAGAAATATGAGGAAGAAACAATTGATCCTGTCAAGTCATTTCTTACACGTCCAAACGAAACGTGCCACTTCTCTCCATTGAAGACATCGGCACCAGTAAGGGGTAACTTAAATACAGGGCCACTCACCTGCGGTCGGATAAACAGCGTTAGTGATCCTGTGGTCTGCAAATCTAGTGAACCTGAGAAGGCAACAAGATTTGCCCACATACGATGTGCGACTGCACCCTGATCGATAGGCCCTACGGATCCTGTAGTGCTGAATCTGACAAGGCTTTGAGTTACATGATTGTTAATACCAGTCTCGCCCTTCTGTGGGAATCTGTAATACCCCTCGTAGGTCCAAGAGCCCGATGTTAATAGACCGTCGCACTCATCTGACCTAAACGGCGTCTCTTTGAACTCTCCGGCGTAGATATTGCCTCGTGGTGCAGAATTATGAATTAGCTTAGCCTCGTGTGGGCCCAACACTCTTGCCCAAACTGCCCAGTCTGAAAGTGCACCTGTCAAATAAGCTCTATTTAGCGCAGGATCTGAGTCTCCATAGACACTTCCTATTCGGACACCGTGCTGTTGCGATCCTGTAGAGGCTGCACTATACGATCCCGTTGCTGCACCTGAGGTGTTCTCTGTCAAAAGCGCACCATTCAAATATAGCTTCATGCCGTTTGTGCCTTTTGAACCATCATACGTTGCCAGAACGTGATTCCACTTCCCAACAACATTGTTTATGTTGCTGTCTCCCGTCCAATCTGGAATGTACTGCGCGGTTTTTCTCAAGAGCTTTGAGTGACTAGCGCCATCAAATATTTCAAATGCCAAACCGTTTCTTTTAGAGCCGGATTGGGCTAATCCAGGGGTTGTTGATGCTGTTACATAAAGTCTTGCGCCGAGTCTAAAAACTACACCATCAATTGTTTCGGAGTTTCTAAACGGTGCGCCGAACGATCCTGTTCCAATTTGAAAAAGCCCTTGATTTGTACCTGTAGCTAGAAGCTTAAACCACCCACCCACTGACCATGGGGCATCGTTGCCTTCGCCATCTGACATTGACATGTAAAAGCTTGATGATATCCACTCAGTCGTTCCCTTGCTAGGATCGCGGTTGAGCAGAACTGATTTCATTTGCCCGTGTGTGTCGCCCACGTGCTTGGTAAACGGTGAGCTGTCTGAAAGAACTGCCGGCTTGTCTTTTATCGCGTGTGAAGCCTCTCCATTCGGGCCTGAATTCGGGCCATGCTTAAGCAGCAAGCCTTCGAGCACCCCTTCTGTTTCATTATATCTTCGACCGTCGGCTTCATCATAGTGATAAGTTGCATCAATACTGTCACCAACAGCTGGCGCTGATGGGTTGCTGCGCCAACTGGCAGGCTCGATTATACCACACCAAGAAGCACTAATCGTATAGACAGAGTCCATCTTATATTTGTGTGGACGCCAATGATGCACTAGATCTGAATTTCCGTCAGATCCTGTGTTGTAGCCCGGATCAAAAATCTTGTCGAACCTAACTGATCTATTACCTACTGGTTCGGGTACACCGGGTTCATCACGATCTGTTATTAAAAATGGTGACTGAACAAATGGGCGCTTAGAATGCTTTCCTACGTGATCTACAGTTCCCGCATCTTTAGCATAAGATCCTGAGAAAACGCCCAGAGCGTTCATCTCAGTATAGGCATCACGGACGTCTGTTATATTTCTAGTTGGCGCGCCGCCGAACTCTCTAAATCTAAAAGTACGATCTGGGTTAATGCCCATATTGCGCATAAAGACCTTGATTCCATGAATCGTCCCCTTAGACTTTATTAGCTCTGAAGTATCTGAAAGTATTCTTCTCCAGACGATGTTTTGAATTTTTTGCAGGGAATTAGTTGCAACCTTTGGCTCTATTACATGTCCTCTCTTCCCTAAGAACTGATCTATTGACGCCTCAGGGAACATCTCGGGAAGATGAAATCCGTAATACTGCGCAAAGAACGGCAAGAACGTGTCTGCAATAGTTCCTTCTTCGACCCTGTCGACATGCATCAATTTTCCAAACTGATCGATGAACATCTTCATTTCGTCAAAATATTTTGCCCACGTGAATAACAAAGCAGCCATAATTTGGGGAGAGCCGACTTTACCGCCACCTGGGAAGTCTTCTCTAGAGCTGTAGGCTGCACCTGTATCTCCCAACTCTTTGTCTTGACCAAAGCCCTCGTAAACTGCGGCTTCATCTAGATAGTGCTTGGGTACCAGCTTTGTAATCATGTTGGGATTGTTCGAATCGTAAAGCGCACCTGATGTTAGCAGATCAGAGTTTACGTCTAGCAGCGGGCTATAAGATGGGAACAAGACTGGGTTGTCTTCAGGCATTTCTAACAAAACAGGGTTTGTCAATCCCTTTGTTTCCCTAGAAGATGAATGAAAGCTAGTAATAGATCCGTGGAGCGAATTTCCGGAATAATCTAGAATTGTAGAATTACCCGAGTACGATCCGGTTGGCTCATTAAACTTAAAGTACAAGCGAAGCGATTTCCGCGGACTTATATTAGACCATTTCTCTCTGTCTATGCCTCTTGTATTTCGAGGGGCATGCCAAAGCCTAAACTCATCTAAAGATCCTGAAAACTGCTCGTTAAATGTTACTGTTGAAGCCTTCTTTCCGATAGTGCCTGAGTATATGTGATTACTTCCCGAGCCAATTGTCATGGTGCTTTCGGCAAAACCGAAGTCATAAATCTCTGTTGTGTCTGAGCCTGTTATGTAAAGTCCGTCCCTATAGAGCTGAACTTGATGAATTCCCGGAACGCGATTAAACTGTGCACAAACATGAGTCCAAGCACCTTTTTGTATTTTCATTGAAGCGCTGGCATGCAAAGAACCTGATGACACTATCATTTTTAGAGTTCCGGACGGTTCTGTCAAAGGAGTGTCCACCATGTATACAGTAAATCCATGGTGAATTCCTCCACCTGGGGCAGAAGCCGGCTCAGTTGTGCCGGAGATTCTCTGTACAATTACTTGACTTCCAGAGGGAATTGTTCTGGACGCGCTGGCATGTGTATAAGCAGCTGAACCACTGGGAATGTTAATATGAAACTCAAACCCAATTGTCTTGTTCGCACCTGGATCGATTACAGGATCGCCTGATTTATCTCTAGAAAGAGTCGGCATGTATGTTCCAGCTGCATCTTGAAGCTCTATAAATTGTGCTATAGCTGTTCCATCATTTTGGTATCCACCAAAGTTGAGATGTCCCATATGTTTTGGAAACTTATCAAATACCCACTTTTCGAATCCCGTAAGACCGTCCATGAAGTCAATTGACTCTCCTCTAGAACCGTCAAAAGGATAGTAGTTAATAATTCTTTCAAAAGCTACGTTAACTTTAGATTCAGCTGAGTTGAAGAACGTGTGGTTTTCAAACTTAGACCAATCAATGGGAAGCTGCTGAGTTGATTTTAGCGGACTTCCGGGCGGATCATTTCTAAATGAGCCCGTGGTACTAGTCATCGATCCACTTAAGGCAGCAGCAGAAATATTTTCGACAGTCGACCTGCCNCCNGTAAACGCTCTAANGGTTGANGGAGTAAAAAGTGTCGTTCTTTTNGNNAAAGTTTTCTTTCTTGCCATTATCCGTCCACTCTAAATCTTGTCCCCGCATCTTCTATGATCGTTTCTACTCCACGATCGATAACAAGAAATTCGAACTTGTAAGTCCTGCCAGCAAAGAGATTGTTCATCCTAAGCTCAAAGAACATACCTTCCTTATCAGATGATATCCTCGTTCCATTCTTGTTTCTTTCGAACGGGATCATTATATCCCCAGAATTTACGTCTCTTACACGATAGTATATTTCGTCAAAAACGACACTATCTCTTGAGTAAGGCTTTTTAGAAGAAGTCAGTCTATCGTTATTTAGATCTCTTCCAAAAATTCTCAACTTTGCAATTGCATCGTGCCTATACGATGTTACCAGATTAGTAACTCTTAAAGACGGTTTTCTGGACACAAAATTTCCACTTGTTCGAACCGGTGACATGATTTTGAGTGAACTAGACAAGAAACCTACTGTCTCATCAACTGAACTCCAAATCGTATCAAATGTCAACGATCCGCTATTAACTGCAAAATGATGAACTGTGCTCCCACCATCAACTACTGTATTATCACTAAACGGAATACAGAAGCTGGCTGAATAAACTCCGTCAGTACCATCACCCGACGTAGATCCCGTATGCATTGAAGCGGAAACTGTTAACGAGTATGATCCTGTCTTTAACAAAAGGTGTAGACAATTCGTCCCAACCAAAGGGGTCAAGCTTGATCCGGACAAAATATTGGATGAAGCGCCTCTTTTGTAGTTGTTTAAGAATAATGTCCCTGTAGCATCAAAAAAGAAAGAATTGTGATGATCATGCAAAGTATCGTCGAACGATACGTGAAGCATCGGCTGATTATACCGATTTGCACTATGACGGGATGAAAAGCGCTTTACAAATCTTGTTTTATCATCTGTCTCTTCAGATCCAGAAAATGCTAAGCGCCAGCCTTTGTCAGGAAGTTGATTAGTTATAGTCGCTGAGACTATTTTTGTAACATCCATTGTGAGGTCTTCTATTCCCGTATCAAACCACTGGGTTACAAATAAGTTTTCGACACCAGACCCCACAGTTCCTGATTCTATTATGTCTAAATTGTCAGATCCCAATAGACCTGATGAATCTGCGCCTGTAGTGTTCCATGGGTATACTGTTCCGCCGCTATATGAAGCTGTTACGAAGTTTGCAACATCCAAGTCACCAAAAGAAACTACGTCGCGACCGATGCCCTCATCCCAGCTTTGTGACAAAGGGTGAAGTATTAGGTTAAAATTTGATGGAACAGCTTGACCGGCGGCGATGTTCTTCATTTTAAGTGTGCACTTAAAAGTGGGACTTGTGATATCTAGTATGGANGACGTAAGCTCACGAACACGGTATAGATCAAATTGAACTAGCGCCCTGGAGATCTCTATTGGGTTATCTGTTCCACTTAGGGTAGATTCTGAGTACAGCTTGAATAAATCTAACGTTCCTGCTCGGCCGACATTAGCATCTTCTGCTCGAAACGCACCATCCATTATCTTGTTAGTTATGTACGTGTCTTTACTGGCTGTTAGTACTAAGTACATTTACAAACTCCTATGACGCTGTCCCAATAATATCGTGTTCTAGATACTTCATTTCGAAAATAGAGCCGGGTGGCCCTACTATCATCCTATTCTTGGTTGCGTTCTTAAAATTAAACGTAGCTGATCCATATGACCTACCTTGAACTGTACCTACTACAGGCTGGACATCTAGATTCATAAGCGACAAAACTCCCTGGGTATTAATGATGATGTTGACTAGATCATCTAAAACTATAGGCTGATCTATTTGAAAATTATCAATAGACAAGACTTCAGCTAGCTTCTTAATCACAGTGTCAACAACGGCTGTCTTATTGACATCAGGTGCCGTAAGTATTCCGAATTTGACGCTGAAGTTTATTACTTGTGCATCCAGAATATCCATGGCATCAGATATCAATCTAAATTCGTTTAGATAAGTGCTTAGATTTAGCTTAAGTTGATCAGGAGCTATGTCCAGATACCCATCCTTATCTCTTGTTGCGACAAATATTTGTGTCGCCAAAGGATTAGCTGGATTTGCTCTAATGCCCGCTCGAAAGACTCTTCCAAATTTTGAAGGCAGCGTATAAATTCTTGTCAGCATATCTTGCTTTGTGACAATTCTAGACTGCATCTGTCTTGCGGCAGGTGCCCTTCTTCTTAGTTCGTCTAGTGTGGGTGCTTTATCACCCCCTCTAGCAGGAAACTTATTTTTCACATCGATTGATGATCTTACAAAATCTGCCTGAGTTGCAGTTGGATTTCTTCTGAATTCCATGTGCAGAACTTTTACAAACCTAATAGACTCAGCCGCCACATTGTGTGAAAGGCCTCCTCCAGATCTGTAGGAGACTCTTAGCTTCGTATTTCTTGGTGCTATTCCTAATGACTGAGTTTCCAACAGTGACTGTGGATCTATTGCGAATCTAGAAAAAGTAGTCTTTCCATACAGGTCTAAAGATAGCTTGCTGGGATCTGGAATTATGTCATCATCAAATGTTTCAGCGTTTCCGGAACCAAACTGCAGAGTTGTCAGCTTTGTTCTTGGGTCAAAATTTGCTACAAACCTATAAGGGCACGGGGAAACTTCTAAATTCATAGGCACTAAGTTTCCGTCATCATCAATATTAAGAACACCCTTAAAAACTGTGTCCTGAGACAGTGTTTCTACTTGGTAGTATTTGTTTCCCTGCGTATCTGTCACGCTTATGATATCAGAGACGTTGATGTCTCTAAGGACTAATTGACGAAATGGTACATGAGCAGTTCCGATTGAAAATGACTCAACAGTTTCTTTTCCGGAGACACACAAGCCTTCACGAGACATAATATAAGTTGCGGGTGTTCCGTCTGTATTTTTTTCTGAAACTGTAGCTCTCGCCTTATAAATCCCCTGATCATCCTTTTCTGAAAAATCTATGTCTTCAACTAAATTAAAGACAATGCCCTCAGCGCTTTCAAGCTGAGTTCCTGCTAGTACTACGGGAAGTGTATTGTGTATTGGCTGATAATTTCCTGACGATGCCTTTTCTGCTTGCACCTCTACATAAAATCTTACTTTAACTGAGGCGGGTGCAGCTCCTGAGAGTTTTACTCCCGCGGCTCGAAGATGCCTAAGGATGTTAGAGTTTTCAACGGCAGTTAGCGGATTAAGCTCATTAAACTGATGGTCTAGATAGAACGACATCGTATCGCCTACCATTGCAGCCATATCTAAAAATAGACCACCGAGAGACGCCTCAGTGAAGTCTTGTATTTTGTCAGGAAAATAAGTTCGAGCATATTGCAAAAGCTCTGCACGAAATCCATTGAAATCTTTCGCTAAAAAATTTCGAACTTTTTCTTTCTTGATCCTCTTTTTAACATCTATTCCCATAAGATTTATCCTGTTAAGCTGCTGCGAATAGCAACACTTCTACTGCCCTTTTTTTGTTGTCTAATTGAGGAACAGAAAAAGTTACTCTAATTCCTATTTTTCCCATACTTTTGTTCTCATTTTTAATAGTCAGAGGCTCAAAGTCTAAAAGCGTTATAAAGGGCATGTACTTCTTTGTAGTTCTTGCGATCCTTTGCATTGCCTTATAATCACCGTCCTCAGACCCTATTTCAAAAACTAGCTCACCCAAGTTTCCACCAAAGTCATAGTGACCTAATCTTTCGCCGTAATTTGTCATGATCATGTTTCTAAAGTTATCTGCGAGAGCGTCAGGGTAAGTTTTGTGCATTTTAAGAAGGCCTTCATCTCCACCGAAAGACAAAGGTGTCTTAATTCCGATGGGAAGATTCTCGCTTTCGGCTGCTGATTCGTTTGCTTGAAAATCAACATCTAATTCGCCAACGCTTTGAAAACTATATTTTTTCGCGTAGTTACTCATGATGCCCCAGTACTTGTACTATCCATTGCTAAGTATAATCTGCCCAAGGTTCGCGGTGAATCACAATGGAATCACTAGCGGAATTATTCCCCCAATTCTTAAATCTACGGGTGGTACATGTGCTGCGGCCCATGCCATAACTGCCTTGTCAAACCCTATAGGGAATCCTGACTTAAGCTTAGAAAGATTTGTTAATTGATTGGGAGAGACGAAAATTGGATTGGGAGGAGGAAAAATTGGCGGAACAGATAAGAGCATGGGCGAACCTTGCATCTGATACGTTTCAATTTCTGTCATCACATCCAGTGCCAAACCAGTTATCAATAATGTCCACCCAAGAATAACATTTGCAATTGTTATGACACCTACAATCGGCGAAGCCTCCATGACTGCGTCTAATGCTTCATGATTTCCCGGCCCAAAGCCGCAGCAGTCTAGTATAAGAGGAAGAGCAGCTAATAAAATGGGTAATGCAGGGATTGCCGGCAGCGGAGGAATCAAATAGGATAATCTTAGAAAAGGACCTAAAATCTCAATACATTTTATCGCATCTTTTGATATCATGGGAGCTAGCAGCGGTGCATAAACCCAGATAAACGGCTCTAGAGGTATTGCCGGCATATTTGCAGGATCCGGGTCGTCTTCAACCTCTCCGCCTGCACACTCTACTGCTTCTTTGATAATATTTGCCATGCATTCAAAGAATTCTTCTCCGCCGATATTAAAGTGCTTTCCAACAACGGGAATTGCAGCTGCCTTTAGGTTCGAAACAGAGAGAGGATCTATATTGCCCTCTGGGCTTGCTGGAGGTGGGACAGGTGGCGCAACAGGTACTTCTTCTCCGGCGATTGTTGTAGTCCCTCCTCCTTCTTGCATCTTCTTGTAAATCTCTGCAATTATTAGCTGCAAAGTCTGATCTATATTAAGACCAGTTGATTCTAGAATTCTAAGGGGGTCATAGGGGCCGCCTGGGTATGTTATAAAGGTCGACGGCTGTGCTGTTGTGTCGTCTATATTATCACCATCTGCGTCAACAATTGGTGTTCCCGCGGCGTCGAGCCCAGAATACACAACTGTGTCTACATAGGGCGGCGGGGCGGGTGGCCCTGGAGGATCGAAATTGCACGGTGATACTCCGAGCATTGGAATCCTATTTGCCAAACATGCCAAAACACCGTTTCCAAAATCTAAGAGATCGGCACCAGGGCTCTCAAGCTCTTCAGCTGCCAGCGCTTCAGCAGTTTGTTCTGCTAAGATTGCAGCCCCTTCTTCTACACTTCCCGGTGCTGGTTCTGCAGCGCCGTCCACATCGTCAGCAGTGGCTACTCCACCAGAGCCTGAGCCGTCGTCGGGTGCAGTGCCTGACGTTGCTGAATCTGATGAACCGCCACTTCCCGTGCCTGAGGCAGCGTCTGTAGGCGTTGGGACAGCGCCGCCACCTGTTATTGCATTTAAGAGAGATTCTGCTGCAGTCTTTGCACCCTCGGCTTCGCCCTCGTCTTCGAAAGGGGGCGACTGAAATGCTGCTTCATCTTCTGCTATTAAAGATTCAACTGTCCTTGGAAGCGTTGTTGTAGAAGATGTGAGACCTGTTAGTTGTTTCTTTGCCACGCATTCCTCTACTTCACTTTAGTGACTGTGCTCTTAAAATTATCAAGGGACGCTTTAAGGGTGGCACATGCTGCTTTGAGCTGTGCTAGTGGAAACCCTTGATTACCCACTTCGGCGCCGGCTTGGTCACAAAATGTCGCGAGCATGTCAGCAAGTGTATCTCCCATTACAGCAGGTTCTTCAGCCTGGTCACCCAGATAAATTTGATTGTCTCGGCCGTCGCCTATTACAATTTCTTTTGCGTCGATCAAAACCTTACCATCGGGAGTCATTAAAATAGCACATATTTTTTCGCCATCTTCATCCTCTCGAATTATTCTAATGGAGCCTGTTTCTTGAGGACGATCACCATCTTCTTGGGTGTGTCTAGCTACTATTCTTATTTCTGTAGACTTGGCTATAATGTATGGCTTTTCATCAACGGCTTTAATATCATGATTGTCAACCATATAACCAGGAGTTACATCGTCTAAAGCAAGATTTTTATCGCCGTCTGTATTCATTGAGATGTAGACCCGACTTGCATCATGCATAAAGTCTGGGTCGCCTTCGAAAGCGCGATCTAGCCTATTTTCTTTTACGTCTTTTCTTATGTCATCTTTTGTATAAACCGACGGGTTTTTGTCGACTTCTAGCAACCCTTTGGTATTTTTTATCACACGAGGAATTGTGTCAACTAGCTTATCATCTGCTGCGTCGGGATCTGGCTCCACTTTGGGAAATCTAGATCGACCTGCGATTAAGTCAATGGTTCCGGAAAATGGCCTAAGCCCTTCGCCTTCTGGATTGGTTGCATTACTATTTTCAGCAGATTCCGGGCGTTCTTCTACAGTCCACCCTCGATCTTGACCCAATACAATCGTTGCGTTATTAGATCCTTGGAATACTAAGTCACCTGGGCGCTTGGTAAATCTAGGGACAGGTTCCATTGTAAAAGACTGACCTGCTAGAGATCCCGTATAAATCAAATCAAACGGCGGATCTTCCCCTTCTTTTTCTGAAAGGGTCGTTACCGCTTCATTATCTGGTATTCCATTGACAAAAGATGGCGGCCCGGGCTTCTTACCTTCGTCTTTGTACCCTTCGTCTTCTGATTCACCAGAGTCTTCACTCGATGAGTCTGACTCTTCACCAGAGTCTTTGTCTGAAGTAGACGCAGGTATTCCCACATCTTGATCAAAGCGACGTTCCCCATGTGTGTAGTTGACATCTTCAACATAATCAGGTTCAGATATTCTAGACATCCAAAATCCGATTGTTTTAGGGGCATCAGGTGACTCGATAAATATCCAGACTTGCTCTCCTTGCTTAAGAGGCATCTGAATATGGGATGGGAAAAATGGGAAACAAACCATGTCTCCCGGGCCGGACTTTTCAGCACCCATTGAGATAATTCTTGCAATAATAGAATTTCTTGGCGCGAACTCAAGTATGTCCGGATTGGTCAGACCAGGCTTAAGTGCTTCTAGATCTTCAGCTGTTCTAAGAGATATGTCATTCAAGACTTCTACTACGACAGCCCTACTCAATATACTAAGTGGAGGCTTGTCTCTTACCTGAGCTATCTCATCGCCGACCGAAGCTCCGCCACCTGATAGCTTTTCTATGGCATCAGTTCCGCCTGACATATGTTACCCCTTGCCGTTATCTATTTGAGCAAATAGATCGTCAGAATCTATCGAAGCTTCTTTCTCCTCAGCTTTGGTTATCAATTCTGCCAGACGTAAAATTTGCTCATTTGATTTGCACATTCTTTCTAGATACTTCGACATTGTAGTACCAAGTGAAATATGCTCGGATGTGCCGCCCTGCATATTCTTCCACGCATCAGTAAAAAGCATTGCTGCGTTTTCTCTGTCTGCGATTGCGTTTTCGTAAATTTCTTTCCACAAAAGCTTCTTCTTTTCTTCTGTGGAGTTAAGAGTGTCTAATATTTCAGAAAAAGTATCTACCTTTTTCTTAATAGAGTCGAGACGCTCCATTGAGGTTGTCATATCTTTTGCCATGCTTCACCCTAAAATAAATCAAATTTTCCATCATGTCCTGTCAATCGACGATAGTGCTTTCTAATTGAAGACATTGCGACAGAAAGCTGTTTTGGGCTTAAGCCGGAGATATCTCGTACATAAACTAAGACGGCTCTTTTGTTCAAAAAGTCTAAGTTGTCCACATTAGCAAAAACTGTCTGAACAGCAGAGATGCATGTCTTTTCTGTTTCACTAGTCACAATTCCTGAAATTTCTTTTAACAGGTCTTGTATAAGCTCTTTTCTATCTCGCCCAATTAATATATCATCTGGGGGCGGCATCACTTGGGATGACTCGTAAAGATATCTTTGGCGTGCTGTCATACCGTCGGGGTTGTCTGCGCTGATGTGACGCTTGACCCTTTTTGTCTGCTGTCTAGACTTTATAATCAGCCAGTTCTTTGCTACAACGTTATAGTAAGAAAAAGCTTTTGTCCCTTTTTCTGGCGACCACTTGTGAAGCGATTCATAAAGAAATGATACACAATCAGTTTTGAGATCAGCAAATGAATCATAGGGAGAATTGAAACCATAAACAAAGATAAGATTTTCAACAAGCTTATCAAAAGCAGGCTGAATCCCTTTGATGTAAATTGCTTTTCTTTCTTCTGGGTCTTCAGACTTTTGATACATCACAATGTGCTCTTGGGTCTCCATTGTGAAATACATGTTGCGAGGGCCGGAACCTCTTTTTCTTCTAATCTTGCGTTTAATTTTCTTCATCGTCAATTTCTTCCTCCTCGTCTGTGTTGATATCGTCATCAATGGAGGCACCAAGCGAATTCGCTATTACAAGAATTGACTCTCGTGTTGCTCTGATGTCTTCTACAACTTTTCTTATTTCCGGGCTATCATAAAAGAGAGGAATTTCCAAAACCTTAGAAATTGACTCATATCTTTCGTCTAGCACGTCAAGTGACTCCTCTATTGAATCCTGAACTCTTAAAATTACTAGACCGAAACGAACACTAAAGTAAACACCAACAGTCGCCAGCAGACTCAGTAAAATAATTATCACTGTAGATGCTGTTAGACTCATACAAATTCCTTCATAGCCTCGTTGTAAGAAGATGTTATGGCAGAATGAGAGAATCTTTCTTTAATTTTTCCCTGTAAGTCTTTGGCCCACTTTGTTGGAATTTCAGACTTTTCATAGAACTTTCTAACCTTCTTCTTAGCATCTTTCTCACTAACGCTTGCCCATCTAGATCCTTCGACAAATATTTGATGATCGATTCTAGATGGATGAATAGGAGATAATACGTGCTCTACACCGATAAACTTCCCTAAACCTAAGAAGTCCATATGACCTGACCAGTTAGTTGCAATAACTGGTAATCCGCTAGCAGCTGCTTCCAGCAAAGGAAGACCAAAACCCTCCCCTCTTGTTAGCGACACCATCGCCTTAATCTTTGGGTGTAGATAGAGACGAGCAATTTCTTCTTCTGATAGATTTCCGTGCAAAAGATAGATTTTTGGTCCCTTTCTATCTCCTCTTACTTGATGAAGTAATTGTGTTAAAGTTTTGGATGTTACTGCTTTGTCAATTTTCGTAGCTCGTCCTGAATTTACCTTTAGGACAATCCCTACATTTTCATTGTCAGCGAACTCTTCACACAGCCACTTTACTGTGTAGAATAGATTTTTTCGATCATTCTCCGGATTGTTACCGGTAAACTGGCCAAAAACTAAAAAGTTAAAGTCTGTCTGAAAGTCGACATCCAAGGGCTCTAGATCGGGTGAATCAATTACATTATAGTAAGATTCAGAAACTACAACGACGGGCGTCGTTAGTTGACCCGACGATATCAAAACGTTCTTAGTATGCTGTGACGGGACTATTACTAAGTCCATTGTATTGCAGTTTTGAATCCACGACGGATGACATCTATCTGTTTCGACTGCTGCTGTTACACCTACATTAAACTGCGCAATATTTGGGTCCCATTCATTTGGTAACTGTATCTGGAATGATATATCGAACTTAGATTGCTGAGTTGGATCTACAGATCTCGCCATGATTTGACCGACCAGACCATCCTTGTCGTCTTTGTTGATAAGCCACGGTGTAACACCCCAAGGCAAGCACTGGGCAGATACTTCAAAATCTTCTCTAGATAGTGCCCATTCAAAAAGTTGTCTAGAGTGCACTCCGTATCCTGATATTGTCAAAAGAGGGGCTCTAACTATTACTTTCTTCTTCATCTTATATCTCCTTGAGTACCCATGGTTTTTGCCTATCTTTCCAGTTTTCTGCTAAGTCTAGAAGAGATTCGTGCCAAAGATCTATTGTTGTATCCAGCGCAAACTCAGACTGAACATATGAACGAGCCTTTTCTCCTAACTTCTTTCTTCCTTCTGGCCCCTCTTCGTACATCTTCAAAAGAGCATCTGAGATTGTCTCTACTGAGACATAGTCTTCATAGATAAACGGCACATTTTGTGATCCTACAAGCGATTGAAACTCCACATCCAATCCTATTCCGTTGTGAGTTCCGTCGCGGTGGTCCTCAACTTGACGCCAAAGTCCGCCCGTCTTAGTGGCAATAATAGGTGTTCCTGTCTGCATTGCTTCTAACGTCGAAAGGCCAAAACCTTCTGCATAGCTAATGTTGACAACGCAATCTGAGATATTGTGAAGAATATTCATCTTTTCAAACTCAACACGATCTGGTGAGAAAATTATTGAAGTTTCAATTCCCAACATTTCTGCTGTTGCATATAGATTAGGGCCTTCTTGATCGTCTGGTTGAGTGTGTAATAATAGTGAAGCTTTTCTATGACCGTGCTTTGCTTCTAGCTTGTCCATAAAAAGCTTCCATGCCCACAACAAATCATTTGGTCGCTTTCTTTTCGCATTTCTATTGACCCAAAAGGCAATGAAATGATCAGCGCGGTCGGGAGAAACCACTTGAGCCCTAAATTCGGCTTTTTGTTCTTCCGGGATTGGGTAAAAAAGCTCGTTGGGCAGAGCGTGCGGTACAAAGTTTGTTTTTTCAGGGTACATGTCTCTGACAAATTTATATGTCAAATAAGAGTGACAATTGATCAGATCTGTACTTTCATACAAAACTTTGTTGTAGCTGGGCACTGGGTGATTGTCCCATACATGCCAATAAGCTATAGGACAGACTTGATGAATTTCATCTTCCATTTCCCACAGCCAGATGAAAAATCTTGGATCTGTAAAAAGAAGAAGAATGTCTGGCTTCTCAACAGCCAGCGTAGTTCTTATAAGGTTGGGATCTCCGAATCCGTCAATTGGCTTAATAATAAAATCATCATTGATAGAGACTGTTCTATAGTCGGAGTGCTTAACAGCAGCACCGAACTGTCTAAATGACCAATGTCCAGGATACTTTCTTAAGAGGCCCTCTATAAGAAATCTAGATTGACACCCTACGCCTGATGTGCTCAGAGCGTGATCGGCTAGCATTAAAATTTTCTTTTTTCGAATCATACCTTTTTAGTCCGTTGTGCGCAGTTATGGCTTCGTTAAGAATATCATAACTGTTCTGTGACAGCAGTAAAAGATATGTCAAATTCATCAGGTACAATGTTCGGTGTCTTTGAAATCACAAAACATACAAGAGTTTCTGTTCTTAAGATTGAACTGCTTCTTTACAGACTTGATCATGCTTCTCATTATCTTGAGTGCACGATCAATACTCTTTGGGCCGGCTGATACTTTTACCAGCTCGCATACATTTCCTGGCTTTGCGCCCCTCTTTAGTAGAATAAATCCGCACCTGATGTCTTTTAGGGGAATGTCATGCTTTTTTGACCAAAAGTGCTTATAAAGAATCAGCTGAGCGGTCATTAAGATATCCTGCTTCTTTTGTCTTTTCCAGCCATATGATTGGGCTGTTTTCCAGTCTAAGATCCAATATTCAAATCCTTTGCCTCTCTTTTTCGGCACCTTGATGATTGCATCTATGAAACCTTTGAATTTGACATCGCTATTTTCTATGTCTTCTCTTAGCTCTTCTTCTGCTTTTACTGTTTCCCAAGATGGGAAAGTCTTATCTAAAAATTCGGGAACATCGTTCCACATGTTAGTGGCCCACTCACACCACTCTTCAACAGGAGCATACTTGTACCAGCCCGGCTGTTTTTCATACCACTCGGGCTCATCAAACCCATGCTTCTCCCAGGCGTCTGTAACGTCCTTAAGAATCTTTTCCCTGTCAATAGTTTTTGTTTCTAGAAGTGACTCACAGCCCTCGTGAACTGCAGTTCCAAAATCTAAAAACGGAGATGGCTCAAAAACATCAATCTTGTCAACATAGAGAAGTTTATGACGCCATGAACATTCTTTCCAGCACTTGACCTCTGAAAATGATATGTGAGATTTCCCGGTTGGTAAGGCCGCTTCTGTATTGTCTACCACACTTTTATTTTGCATGCTTCTATTATAACATGCATTCTAAGAATTGACATTATCAAATTGACTTAATTTTTCTTTTACATAGTTTTCTAAGTCAACTTCGGGTTGCCACCCTGTAGCTTCAGTCATATCTGATATGTCAGCGAGAGTTATCCAAGCTTCGCCCGGTCGTTTCTCTATGTATTTGATCTCTTCGCTAAACATGTTTGCTAGCTCATTAATCGAATAGTTTTTGCCTGTCCCTAGTTGGAAAACTTCTGCGTTCCATGTTCCTCTTCCTAACTTTTCAAACCCACTTACAATATCAGAAACATGTGTAAAGTCTCGTCTTTGCTCTCCATCGCCCGTAACTGTCAAAGGAAAGCCGGCTTCAGCTTGCTTTTCGAAAACACCTACTACAGTTGCGTAAGCACCGGTGGTTGGCTGGCGATCGCCGTAAACATTGAAAAATCTAGCAATGACTGTTGACATGCCATAAACTTTGTTGTAGAGTTCACAGGTTTGTTCTCCAGTGAACTTTGCAAAAGCATATGGGTTGAGCATTGGCCCGCCATACGCAGAGCTACTGCCAGCATATACGACCTTGGCATCACATCTTCTAGCAAACTCAAGAACGCTAGCTGTTCCCAAGATATCAATAGAAAGATATGTAAGCGGATCCTTAAAGCTCGGCTGGATTCTAGCTAGAGCAGCCAAGTGATAAACTAAGTCAAACTCTTTGTCTAAGTACTTGTATGTATTAAGATTTCTAACGTCGTCAATCCAGTAAGTTACATCTTCTCTCATGAATGATTTACTGCTAGACTCTGAGCACAGATTGTCTATTACAGTCACGTCGTACCCTGAATCGGCTAAAGAGTCAACGAGATGAGATCCTACAAATCCCAGCCCGCCTGTTACCAAAATTTTAGTCATCGCTTACTGCCCTTCCTGACATTGTTTCCCAGTCTCTGTCAGACCTTAGGTAATTATTCTTGTCTTGCACAGCTTCTAGAAGATCAGATGTTACACCATTCTTATTGCCATAATAAATCATTGCTGACAGATCTTTAGGGAAGCAGTGCCCACCGAAGCCAAAGTCTCCATCTGGACCCGGTACAGAAAGGTGACTCTTTCCAATTCTATTGTCATAAAGTGCATACTCACAGACTTTGTCGTAGTCTATTCCCGTTGAATCGCATATTTGATACATCTCGTTAGCAAATGTCACCTTGGTAGCTAAGAAGCAGTTAATAAAGTACTTTGTCATTTCAGCTGTCTCCCTCTTGGTTATCACAATAGGGATTGAAGGAAATGCTTTTCTAAACATGCTCTTAACTTTTTTAGCATGGGCACACTTTACGCTTGGATCGCCTCCGACGATTATCCTTGTTTGATTCTTGAAATCATCAAAAGAATTTGCCTCTGTTAGAAACTCAGGGCTGAATACTACAGGGCATACACTGGCATGATTGTTGGCAATTCTGGTCGTTGTACCGGGTGGGATTGTTGATTTTAACACCAGAACCGGCCTGTTTCGATCCGGATCGGTTCGAGCATCTGCATCGATACCCTCTACTACTGACTCTAATAATCGTGTATCACACTCGCCAGATTTTCTCATTGGCGTCGGAATGCATACAAAGATGATGTCTGACTTTCTACAGACTTCTTGGTGTGTGCTATTACATTTGGTCTCATCGATATCATATGTCAATACTTTGTGATAGTCTTTGAGGCCCTCTCTAATTGCTGAACCTACAAAACCCTGGCCTATGATGCCCACATTCATTATTCTTCTCTCCTTGATCTTATGTCCTTTATTCGCTTGTTAGACTTCAACACTTCTTTTATTAGATCAGCTGAGTAGCCATATTTTTCTGCAGTTGTTACCAAAGCATTAGTATCTTTGGGTAAACATTTTCCTGCAAAGGGTGCTTTGTTTTCTGGGAATACTGCGGTATGCATTGGATTGATTCTTGGGTCAAGAAGCCACAACTCTCTTACCTCGTTGTAGTCAATATCCATAGCACTACAAATTTCACTCATTTCATAGCAGAAAACAATTTTTGATGCATAAAATATGTTCTCCATATACTTTGCCATTTCGGCTGCGTCAGACGTCGTCTGTCGATACTGCTTAGTAGGACCCACAACAGGCATATAGAGGTCTATGAAAGCGCTGGTATCCTTAGGGTTGCCGCCGAAAGTAAAAAATGGTGTACACTTAACATCAGTATGAAAGTCGTAAGGAGTCCAGTATGAAGATTCTCCACAATACTCTGGTGCGAAAACTATTCTCTTTTCGTAAGTTTCTCTTAGTCTGGCAGTTGTCCCTACTGAAACTGTTGACTTGATAAGAATTAGGGGCGTCTTGAGCCACTCAATTGCGTCTTCAACTAAGCTGGCATCGCACTCCCCGTCATCAGAAGCCGGTGTGGGTACACAAACAATTCCGTATTCGCATGTGTTAATCTCATTTCTACTTACAAACGATACATTTTCATGATGCTCAACATCACAAATATTAGAACCAGGATCAGCTGGATCATATGCAGGATCGTATACTAGCACACTATAGTGATTTCGAAAAAATCTGGCCATGGCTTTACCCACGTACCCGAAGCCAACAATTCCAACTTTTTTCATTTTTTCTCCTGAAGCATTTCGTCGTATTTCTTTACTTCTTCAATATTATTCGTCCGATTTCGACTGTGAATTCTATAACGATATAAGGGCATTGGAAGGTGGAAGAGCTGAAACTTTTTAAGGAATCTGCTTATCAAATCGTGCCCTTCTCTCATTTTGTAATCTTCGTCATAGAAGTTGATGTCACACAAAGACTCGTAAGTAAACATTACGGCACATGCAATGGGATCATCTTTGCCAGAGCAGTTTTCTACAAGAACACCCACTTCATTAACCTTAGTGTAATCACACGCTATAGCCTGATAGTTTCGATTCATATCTAAGAATCTTGAAAGTGTTTCTAGAAAATACTTGGACACGTAGTCATCACTGTCAACTCGTACAAAGTATCGGCCACGGGCACACTTAAGAATTTTGTTTAATGATGCAGGTAATCCTAAGTTCTTTTCATTATTGATAAGCCGGATGTTGAGATCGTTGCGCATATTATCACAAACATCTTCTAAGCGTGTACCGGGCTCATCGTTTACAATAATGACTTCAAATTTTTCTTTTGATAGCGTCTGACTTGCCAGGCTTCGAAGACATCTATACAGCCACTCTTTTTGCTTATAGCAGCATATCGCAACTGTTACTTTCATTTCTTCTTTATTTTCCTAGACTTCTTTACCAGGTCTAGAGTAGTTAAAAGAGCCTTTGTTTGACTCTCTTTAGTAGCACCTGCAACATGCGGTGTTATAACAACCTTATCTGTCCTTTTAGATAAGGATAAAATGGGAGACTTTTTAAGAGCAGCTATATTTTGTTCATTGCGTAAAACATCTGCTCCGTAAAGAATACCCGCTTCTTTGACGAGCCAGACAATATAGTCTTCGTCAACTACTTCACCCCTCGAAGTATTTACAACAATAGTACCCGGATTAATTCTGTCCCAGACACCTGGTTTGATCATACCCGCAGTTTCTTTTGTTAGGGCACAATTAATAGAGATAGTATCACACTCTGTCAAATCTTTCAGGCTTTTAACTTTAGTATACGAATAGTTGTTCACGTATGGGTCATAATAGCACACGTTCATCCCAAATGTCGATGCATACTTTGCTATCTTAGTTCCAATTCTTCCTAAGCCCACAACTCCGATGGTCTTTCCGTGAAGCTCGTTGGATCGAAGAAACAGCTCGTTAGTGTTAGACCTCCATCCAGCAGTAGCATTAACGGCATTTGTAAACTTTCTCGTTAAGTTCATTATGTGTAGCCATGTAAACTCTGCTGATGCGTGGATATCCTCCAAAGACTTTTTGTTGTCCAGCAAGCATGTCACATTGATCCCCTTCTTTTTTAGACCCGCGACATCAATATGATTTGTGCCGGTTGAAGGAGTTCCCACCACTTTCAAGCTTTTGTACTTTTCAAAGTATGCTGTATCCAAAAACTCACTAGTGCCCGGATTTACAATTACTGCTTGCGGATCTTCATCACATAGCGTCATTTTTCTGGATTCTAGAATTCTATCTAGTTCTTGATGACCTAAAAAATTTACTGGACACTCGAGCTTAACTCTCATTATACGACTCCTGACATAATGGCTTTGGCTGTTACTAAATCGATCATCGAATCAATATTGACAGACACTAACTCATCCATAATATACGGACGTGAGACGTCTCCATTTCTAGAAAATTTCTCTACAATGCAGTCACGTGTCATTGCATAGATTGCACCGTTCCGAATATAACAAGGCTCTAGATCCTGTCTTCTAGAACCTTCGCCTTCTGGGTGCAACTTGCAAAAATCTTGTATTGTATCGTCTACGATTCTTTTCATTCGAACTGGATGTTTATCTTGCATTCTGCAGACAGAAATAACACTGTCTGCTCCTGTGCTAACCAGTTTTTCATACGCTTCTCGAACATGACTATCATCTCTTAGCGGTGCTACACATGGAAGCTCAATAACATAGTCATAAGTTTTTTCAAATATTCTTTCACATTCGACCACTGCATGTTTGAGTGCGTCTCTAGACCATACATGATCCTGAGACAGCTCGTCTGGTCTCATGAAGGGAACTTTTGCTCCGCAGTCTAGTGCCACACTAGCGATTGAAGGACAATCAGTGCTTACAACAACTTCATCAAAAACACCGCTATCTAGTGCTGCTTTTATTGTGTAGTATATTAAGGGCTTTCCGTTGAGATCAATAATATTCTTTTTGGGAATTCCCTTAGAGCCACCACGTGCCAAAATAACTGCTAACGAACTCATACAAATTCTCCTGAATTTCTATACGCCCAATGTAACTGATTTCCTATGTCTCTCAGCTGAGTCAGCTCTTCTATATCCATAGAACCAATATGATCATTACCCGGCATGCTCTTATCAAGGGTAAAATGTTTTTCAACATAGAGCGCACCTCGGGATATATGATGAAGACAGTTAGCTATTCCATAAGAGTGATCGCTTACACCAACGACTGGGTATTCATACGATCTGTGGCTGGCTTGCTTTTGGTCTAGTATGCTAGTTGGATACTTTGAAACACAATTGAAGTATAGAACATTTGGATTATCAAATGGAAGATTATCTTTGTCCCAAAACCCCAATGAAGTAAATGTAGGCAGACCCGTCTTGATAATGTCTCTACAGAGATCTTGCTCTTTAACAACAGTCCTGCTAGCTATCTTAAAAAATCCGACATTCAAATCCATGCACCATTCTAGCTTCTCTTCATCAAAAACAGAAGCAAAAAACTCGATATCGTATGCGTTGCATATGGAAAGAATGGTTTCTACTTGTTCATAGGAGAACTCATTCCTGGCACGAGAATCATCACCGAACACTCTTACAGAGTCATACAACTGAAACTTCGCGAAGTCAGCTCCCCCTAGGGCGGACTGTCGTACTAATTCTTCAATTAGACGAAAATCACCGTTGTGATTGATTCCTATTTCTGAAATTATCTTAAACGACATATTCGATTACCTTTTTCATTATAGACTGTATTTGACAATTTTATTTCAAAATTCTCATTATTATTGAACGTTCTTCTAGCGCGTTTGCAGCTTCGATCAACTCTCTTATTCTTATTCCGCTTTTGCTGGAAATATCCAAGAGATCGTGCTTGCCGTCACTGTAATTCAAAACCCACTTGATCGCTGTTTGAGAAACCTTATTTGATCTTTGACCACCAACTTTTCTATACAAGCCTCTTTTCCCCAATTGAGGCTCTCCTTTTGAGTACATGTTGACATAGACATAATTTTTTTCTAGAATTTCAATATAGCCCAAACAAGCTTCATAAACCTCATCTAAAGACTCGCTACTAATTGCACTTAGATCATCAGCTGACGTGTGATACTCTTCGAATTCTCCTGGCGGTGTTCTCATTAATGTAACTACAGGTAAGTTAATTCCCGGAGAGCAATACTGTCTTTCGTCAGATCCAACTGGAGAGAAGCTTGTTTTGTTATAGTCCAAGCCCATGTCATCCAAAGACCTCTCCATGGCGTGATCTGAAAGGGATTCTTCTTGTCGACTCTTCTTAAAAGTTAGCGGCCCTCTGTTCCCAGTGCACGTAAGATTTACACCTGCACATATTTTCGCAAGTCTTTTCTGATTCTTGGATAACCAGGTTATTGCCCCAATTGTCTCAGGAAGAAATACAAATCTATACGTGTGTTTTAGATTCTTCTTTTTTGACATATAATTCGCCAACTTTGTCATAACTGCAACGCTGCTTAAATTATCGTTACACATTGACGGATGACACACGTAAGTTGAAAACAAAACTTCTTTTCCAGAAGTTCCCGGAAATACTGCCTCAGAATAAGTTAGACTACCATCGATATGCTCTGAGTCTATGACTGCACGATATTTGCCCTCAGGTAAGCTATCTAGAACATTCTGAGATAGGCAGAAGGCCCAGGAGCGATCATAATACATTGTTCTATAGGGAATCCAGTCCGGATGATCTGGCAGGGTGTGGATGTGCTCTTTAAGTTCGTTCAAGTCTAGGGTTGTGTTGACCCTTTCACTGTAACTCATTACGTGCAAATTATTTTCTTTGAACTGTGCTATTTTTGTACCGTCCGGACACTCTATGTACGCGTCTGTGATGTTCCACTCTTCAGGAACTTCCCAATCAAAAACTTTAGTTCCAGTTGGGACTTCGTGAACTTCAAGAGGAATATACTTTGAAAGAATATCAAAGGTCTCTCGAACACCCTGCCCTGTGATAGACCTGCAAATTGGAAACAGCTCTTTTATCAGATCGATCTGATTAATCACGGTCGACCCCACACCTCAGTTGCCGTTTCAATTGTCTTACCTTTTATCTTGACAGCATTCTTTAGCTCAGCCAGCCCACAATCCTCTAATATTTCTACTGCTTTTTCATATTCTGCCTGATTACATCCTTCGATATCAAAGCGATGGTGAAACTCTATGATTGCCAACTCTACTGTCTTTAGAAGCCTTTTGTTTTCTTTGATAAACTGAAACTCACCCCCTTCAATATCCATAATGAGAACATTGAAGTCTTTTCGGTGTTTTTTCTCTAGTTCATCAACAGTAGNCACTGGAAGGTACACAAAATCAAATTCGAACTGATTTTCTTCTTTTTTGTCCAAGCCATCATTATGAATAATTGTAGAACCTGATTGTGGCGCGCCGCTAGCTGGATAAAACTTTCCTGAGTGTTTTCGAAAAACTAAGCAGTTTTCTATGATAAATTTTGCGTCATTCTTTTCTCTATTAACAGCAAGAATTTTTGCTGTTTCAGGATTTGCCTCAACAACAACATGATTTTCTGGATTTGTTAGCATGCTATTAGTTACGCAACTAACAACACCTAAGCATGCGCCCAGCTCTAATATTGAATCAGTAGGCTTCAAATACTTTTTGCACAACTGAATCTCTGAGGTTTCCCATGTTCCGTTCTCAAGACTTTCTTTAGCTGACTCTGCTAGTACGATATTGCCTGATGTGAACTTCAGTCCTTGTATTTCGTGAAAAATCATCTCAAAAATCTTTCCTTAATAGTGCTCATCCTTTTTTGCTCTCGGGCATCATATAGGTGATTGTGCTCTATTGGTAGCAGCTGAAGACATACAGCATCACGGTAACCAGACTTACAATAATTTCCCTTATGCACTATATTGTTATTGAAAGCTATTGTCGTTCCTGCCGGTCCAGTAAGACTTTTTTCTTTGCCAGGTTTCTGAATTGGCATTAGCATTCCATTTTCTTCTTTATATCTAGGGCCTCTCAAACCTGATGGTTTTGGGCTCGTCTGGCATGCGTTTAATTTTCGAGGAATAAATGTTATCGGATCCCACACACCAAAAGGTGCTTGATCCGGTCCCACATCATTAAGGTAGATGAAAAGACGAAAATCAACATCGTGCGTGTTGTCTGTGTGCCATGTTTCTGACAGCCACATATTTTTCTTTTTCATCTCATCGACAACGTCAGAATAGCCTTTATCACGATCAGACCCCTTATTGGTTGAATATAACCTGTAGATCTGTGCGTTTGTTATTATACACTTGTATTCATTTGCAATTTTCTCAAAATCTTCCCAACAAAACTCAAGACTATGTAGCTCTCTTCTTAGCTTTTGCCCTTGCCACGTGTAGGAATCATAGTCAGTTTGATTCTTTTCTTTTTCAAACATTTCAGAAACTTTCGATGCGTATTTTCTCGCAAACCAATCGTATCTCGTGTCAATGAAAATTTTTTCTTTGTTGACATCAATGGGAAGAGGGGGCCTTGTCATTCATTACCCTCCTTTTCAATAATCCCCAGGGTTTCCATAGACTCTAGGGCGTCGACCCAATCGGTAAATCTTATGCCCTTGTCATCAATATAAACCCGAGCTCGAGGCTTTTCACTCGTTACTTTACTGACAAACTTTGACATGTCATGCTTTTCAAGCCACTCCCATACTAGCTGAGTTCCTGTCTTTCCGTTCACCAACCCTCGATCCGGTTTGGCTTTGCACGTATTAACGATTATTGTATACTTCTTAGAAAGGCGCTCTAGCGCTTCGTAAGACCCTTCAATCGGATCATCATAAATTGTTCCATCAAAGTAGCCTTTAGAGCATTTGTGAATTACACCGTCGAAATCAATGCCAAGGTTAATCTTTTCATCCGGATAGCTATGCTTTCGAATTTTTCCACCCTTCCAGTTAAGCTTTTCTAAATCGTCAGGGGAGTTTTGACCAATTGGTGGACATACTTTGCCTGAGCCGTGTGTTAGCTCGTACGTCAACAAGAGGGTTAAGACCTCTGCTGTGTGATAATACTCGGCACCCAAAATAACCTTAGACAAAGAAGGAATCTCTACAGGTATATCCATAGAGGTTATCATTGCAATTTGCATGCCGTGATCGTCAGCCCACTGTAGTGCCTTTAGAACGTCGGTTGAGCTCCCGGAGGAAGAGATTCCTAAGACTAAAGACTTCTTCATCTGGGACTTTGTTCTAGTTGATGTTCTACACGCAAGCCACTGAACCATCCATTGCTCAAAGCTTGAATCGTTTATAAACGATGTTGCAACAACACCACTTCCTGGGCACATTGCGTTTTTTGTACCGTTAGAAAGACGTGTTATATCAACTGCAGCATGATCGGCAACGGCCAAATTTCCGCCATGGCCCAACACATAAACATCATTGCATGCATTAAACTTTTCTTGAAGATCTTTCCACTCAGAAGTATTAACGACTCTTACAAATTTTTCATCGATGTTTTCGAAATTAAGCATTTTCAAGAGCCTCCATGTGTGATTCAATTAAAAGTGTTGTGTCCATGCCAAGTGCTTTGAGACCGTACCCATCGTACTTAGCTAATTCGTTTTTTACATCTGATGGGATGTGTACACCCATCTTGTGTTTTCCAACAGAAGAAACTACCTTGTTCAAGTACTTGTGGTACAAATCATGATCAAAATTTCCTGGAATTCCCAANCTAGATGTCAAATCATAAGGNCCTACAAGATAGTAATCAAAATTTCGGCTAGCAATCTGACTTATATTTTCAACACCCTTTTTAGATTCGATCTGAGCGATCACTATCGGCTTTTCAGCGCCCAAAGCCCCCTGGCCCCAACTGTTCTGTCTAACAAGCCCCATTCCGCGGCGGCCTGTGCTTTTTTGGCTTGGGTAGTGGCACATGTTAATAATTTTTTCTGCCTGAGCGTGGGTCTCAACTGTAGAGAATATAATTCCTGATGCTCCTGAGTCTAGACACATTCTTGTCATGGTGACTGTCTCTTCGGGCAAGCGGACGAAGCACTTTTTTCCTGATAGGGTTACTGCCTGAATACAAGCTACCAAAGTTTCATTATTGAATACGCCGTGCTCAGTGTCTAACACTACTCCATCACAATTTGTTCCGGCCAAAATTTCGCTTATAATCGGAGATGGAATCTGTTGCCATGTCAATATCATACAAATAACTCACTATAGTTTTTTCGTGGATACACCTCTAAAGATCCTCCCACTGTTGCGTTAAAAATTTTTGTACCAACTTTTTCAGTCATCCTTTTTGCTAGTACATGTGCTTCATAAGAGTGCCTGTCACCGTTAGAATCATAGTTGACTGGATTATATTCTGGATCGAAATTGACTATTTCGCCCTTATCTGCTTTACTAAAACCTAAGTCACACCCCAATAGATAGATTTCATCGAAGCCCATATAAGTTGCTATCTGAATACACGTTAGAAGAATTGTCCCCCATTTTGTAGCTTTCTTGCTAATATCATATGACCAGTAAGAGTCAGGATATGGATACCCTTTTCTAGCACCTTCGCAATTTAGAAAGTATACATTGTCTAATTCATGTGCTGACTGATAGAAATTCTCAATTGTATCGTTAATGTAGGCATCTCTTAAAAAGCAGGGCATTCCCAATTCTATGCTTTTCCTTACAGCATCTAGCCAATCCATGCGCCAAATATCAGAGCTTACCATGACATAGAAGCTTGGGTGCCAACTCCTCTTTTCGTACAGCAGAGAAATCTTGTTACACCCAAATGTATACTCATCCCTAAGCAAGCTTAAGTCAGTCTGATTTAGACTCGGCCCATTCCCTAAAATAAAACATCGCTTGCCCTTGTACAGATCGTGATAGTCAGTGACGTTTTCAACTATTTTCGGCGTCTTCATTCGAATTACCCTCGATCGTTTTCCAGAATAGAATCTCGCCTAAAGTGAATTGCCATTCATAGTCGATATCAAAAGACTCAATTTCCGGAACAACATAAAGAGTAGGATCAGAATTCTTAAAAGATCCCATCCATATATTGTCTTTGATCGTGTCTAGACGACTTCCATACATTGTATGGGCAGCTTCATAAGTGGGAGCGACAGCTTTTGTATTCATTATGGTTTGCCCATCAGGCCAAGGCGTCACCATTGTCCCTTTGTCGTTCCAAAAGTAGTTTCGCTTATCAATTACTGCCATGAGACCTCGCTCATCTTGATCAACATAAGCTTGAAAAAATCCGTCAATTGTCTCTGTCTTAAGAAGAGGCGTGCATGCACTCACCAAGACAACGTACTTAAACTGAGGCGGGAGTTTATCATGCCATTCATATATTGTCTGAAGGCTGTTGTCATTTGTGGCAGACTCTTCAGATCTTTCGAATATATTGACACCATATTTGTTCGCGACGTCTTTTAGTTCGTCTTCATACACTGAGACATAAAAATTTTCTTTTGGAATTACAGAAGAGTCAAGTATCTTCTTGACCCCTATCTCGAACAGTGAAGAGCCACAAAAATCCCGTATCATTTTTCTTGGTACTCTTTCAGAGCATAGACGTGCCTGAATGATTACTGCAACTTCATCAACTGATTTCACTCCCAAACTCCCTCTAAAGCAGTTTTAATTCTATCGTGGGCGTTTACCAGCTTTTCAATTCTACTTAGATCAATTTGACAATCGCCGTCTGATACAGCAGAAGATGGATTTGGATGACACTCAGCAAATATGCCATTGTACTGGAACACATCTGCTCCTAATAAGAATCTTTCTGCGAGATCACCTCGCCCTTGAATTCCATAAACATCGCGGCTACGCTGTGTTGAATGAGTGCAGTCAATAATGACTTTATCGTAATGCTTCTGAAGCCTGTCAACAATATCAAAGTCAACTAATAGCTTATGGTAGCCATGCATGGTTCCGCGTTCTGTAATCCAAACTTCGGCATTTTCATTGGTCTCGCGGACTTTATCAACAGAAATTACTAAGTTGTTCGGCCCTAGCCACTGACCCTTCTTAATGTTGACTACATCAAAATGTCTGGCACACTCAACAACAAGATCAGTTTGTCGACATAGAAACGCAGGAATCTGTATGCAGTCAATAACACCGGCGAGTTTTTCTACTTGCCATACTTCATGTACATCTGTGCAAAGTCTAACACCTGGGTGTCTTGCTTTTACTTCTTTGAATATTTCTAAGCTTTCATCAAGACCCGGACCCCGCCCTCCATGAAGAGATGTCCTGTTTGCCTTGTCAAACGAAGCCTTCAAGTACCAGTCTCTTCCTGACATTACTCTAGCTAGCTCGTCTGATGCTGCAAAATAATTCTCTCTATTCTCTATGGAACAGGGTCCTAAGACCCAAGTTGTCTCGTTTTTCATATTTTATCCTTGCAATACATTATCTGTACTCATACATTATAGCCCGCCAAGGCCCGCTTTGTACACTCCTACGCAGGTATTCCAGTCATCTTCATAATCGATATCTAAAGACTCTGGAAATGATGTCTCATAAAAGCACGGGTTCGATCCTATTCTTTTTCCTGATGTCATAAACTTGTCTGCATCAAAAATATAAAACAAGGAGTTTTCCCTGTAGAGCTTCTCCAAGTCTTGAGTGGGCAAAAGAATAGCTGGATCATGATTTACCGGTTTCATAATTCCTTTTTGTTTTTTCAACAGCCTTTCTTGTATCACATCACATGAGGCGACAGAATCATACAGATCTAACATGTCTGCGGCACTTCGTAATGTTTTGGGTTGTATAAACGGGCTTGTAACGTGCACCTGGCAAATTGGTCCGGAAATTAAATGTTGAACTATAAAGTCAGAAATTAGTTTGCACACAGAAACATCATCACCCAAAAGATCCGGGTTTCTCTCATAGCCTTTTACGTGTCTAAGGCATGGGTTTCTTTCAATCTCGTCTAGAATTTTTTTGCTGTCTGTGTCGACATAAACTTCGAAGCCTTTGAGGCGACTTAGCGTGTGCACATAGAGAGGGACACCCCCAAAGTCTCTGAAGTTTTTGTTTGGAACTCTATTGGAATTCTCTTTGATGGGCACAAATAATTTCATACATACTTTACTCGTAAGCTCTCTGGAAGATTTGCTAGATGATCGGGAATAACCTTGACGATTTCTTCCAGGTGAGAAAGCTCCAGCTTGTCTGTTTCATATACTTCTTCAGGAAAAAGAAGATTGATATCACCAATGTTTGCTCGGTGAACTGCGTCTTCTCTTTCTTCAACAATTGCGTGTGCCATCCAAGACTTGACAGAAGAATCATGACTGAACCCATCAAATAAGCTCGGAGGTTCTTCTCTATAGTAATGAGGCCTTGGGCACGGTTTCGAATCATCGCCTCCAAAAAAAGTAAACCCGTACGTTGTCGTAGGAAGACCCGCTGCTTTGTGCCCCTCCATGGCAGTTATCACAGCAAGATAGCCAGTAGTCCAATTGCATACACGTCCGTCGGACTTTCTCTTGAACTGTCGCTCCGGAAGAACTCTTACATATGACTGTTCCATATTAAGAATTGGTGGACCAATTTCCTTATAGACAGGCCCATCCCTTCTAGTTCTGTCCCATTTTTGCTTTATCCACACTTCTTTGAATTGGGTACCATCTCGAAAAGCTATTTCGTAGTTTTTGGCGCGAGCCCAAATATCTGTCTTTGTGCCTACGTGCTCTTCGTATCCCTTGATTTTGTAACTATTGAGGCGAACAACTGTCTTAAACTGATCAATAATAGGGCCCCACTTATTCAATAAGACACTGGGCGCACAGCCTACGACTATACATCCTGACGTTAGATAGTCTAAGTCTTTCCCGTATCTTTCTTCCCACTCTCTTTTTAGTTCTTTATAACTTGACATTTATTCCTCACTTAGTTTGTCAATAATATCTTTGGCTGCCATAACGCATGTATCAATTTTCCCGGAAAAGACGTTGATTATCTTAGGTCCTGAAGATGATACTATGGTCGGCCTTCCATCAGTGTCATCCATGTTGGGTAGAACAGCCCGAACAGTGTACATCGAACCTTTGTATTCTGCTTTGGACAGAGATGGAATAAAGTCTTTGCCTGTCTGAATAAACTTTTCCCAATTTGTCTCCACTGGGTTTTGAACAAAACCCTGATTCAGATCTCTAGTCATGATTACCGGAACTTTTGGAAAATGTCCCACATTAGTATAGTGGATCGCATGAACAACATTGCCCAGAAGGGATAAGCCGGTTCGACCATAAGGATCAACACACATAAACGGTCCATCCATTATTACAATGCTCTTATCCTGAACTTCTATTGGCATTTCAACGCCTATTTTTTCACAAACTTCAAACTGATAGTCTAATCGATTTTCTTCATCCAAGAGGTTGTTGATATTAGCGTATGTACAATTTAGAACGATGTCAAACTTTTCTAGATCGTCTTTGGTAAATGTTGTTGCCCACAACCTCTTTACTTTTGACTTCATAAGGCGACGCCAGCACGTATTGTACACGCTCTGATAATCAAGCAATGCTTCTTTTACTTTAACAGTCAGAGCTATTTTATCATTGTTGACATGCTCAAAATTATCAATTATCTCATACGATAGATCAAACTTATCGCAGAACTTAAGGTACTGATCAGGTGATACTTTGCTTCCTTCTTTAGCAATGCAGTAATAGTGATCATAATCATCTACAACTGACTTTCTATACTCATCTACAAAAAAGTCTATAGAGCTAAGGAGTGCTGAGACTGTATCGGGACTTCTTGGATAGTGATAACCCCTGTGAAGCCTTAGCTGGTTTGTTCGACTAGCAGCTGTCATAATATCACGACTAGTCTCATAAAGTGTTACATCATGACTATCATCTAGTTTTAGCGCAATAGTCACACCAAAGATTCCTGCTCCAACAACTGCTATTCTCATTGCTTTATCCCTTCAATGAGCTCTAGTATTTTTTTAGACAGCCCTAAATTAGTGTAGCTTTGATTTTGAGACACTAATGATAAAAATCTGTCTCGCTGAAGGTCTAGTAAGTTATCTGCCTCGTTAGATATTACTTCTACATCCGCATGGGCGAAAAAGCCCGGAGTCCACATAAAAAGGCCTGAGCTGGTTTTGTACATCACAGACTTATGGGATGTTCTGCTTTTTCTATCAATATCAATAATCGCCCTTGTCGGGCCTGTTCTAAAATCTATTATGCATGAGTCGTCTGTCAGTTTTGATTCGTTTCCCTCTATAACAACTTCTTCTAATGTATCAACAAGCATTGAAAGTTCATGACTAGCCAAGTTTAGAAGGATGTCATTGTTAAAGCTGCCCCACTTTCTCCAAACAAAAACTGCTTCATCAATCTTTACTGACTGTACTGCATTCTTAAAAGACAGATAAGAGGGGTCAACAAGATACAAGTAATTGACTAGACAGACTCTGTCACCTCGTACAGCCTCGATTTTTTCTATCTCGTCAGATGATGTGGCTGCAGGTTTTTCCAAAAACACATGTTTGTTTTTTAGCAAGCACTTAGTCGCGACGCCAGAAAGATTTTCAATAGGAACAGCGACAACAACAGAGTCTATTTCTTCGTCTTCTAGTAAGTCATCAATTGATGAAACTATGACATTGGGGACAATCGTCTTCATTTTTTCTAGATTGTCTGTATTTCCCGATGACACTACACGAGAAACATTTCGCTTCTTAGCAAAACTTCTCGCAATATTTCGTCCCCAGCGACCTGAGCCTATTATACCCACACTTTTCATTAGAACAATTCTAACACGTGCTTGAAGTATTGGTCAATGCAGTTTTCCCAATTTGTTGGTACTATCCCTTCATTGTTTTCAAAATTTCCTTGTTTAAGTTTGCTTATGAGTTCATCAAAAGAATTGTAGACATGATTAGGGCCAACCATCTCAACAGCGCCTCCTGAGCTATTAAGCGCATATGTTGGAATTTCACATGCTAAGCTCTCAATGATGTGATTTGGTCCGGGATCATGTCTTGACGCGGAAATATACACATCGTAGCTAGAGAGTTTTTCTCCCAAGTCTAATCCAAAAGTTGGAGGAATAATTGCTGTGTTCTTAAATTGTGCCTTGGTTCTTCCGATATATGTAAAAGTAAAATCAGAGTTCATTGGTAGCCAGCTATCAAGCATTTGATAGATGTCTTGCCCTTTTAGCGGATTATCTGACCAGTGGTGAGTTACCAGATTGATTTTACCATTATTCAATTTTTGTCTGGGACAGAAGTGCTCTTTGTTTGTTCCTGAGTACACTACGTGATTTCTGTGACACTTCCAATCATTCTTGGTATGATAGTCCATTATCCAATTAGAAATGAACACACAAAGGTCTGTGATACCGCTAGCGGCGTTTATTACAGGATCTATGTCATTCACTAGACCTTTTCGCTGATCACACTCATTTATTCGATACACCACTTTTGTTTGTGGGCGCCACTGCTTATATTTTGCGATCTCATTTATTGATATTCCCATTTCATCATATCTCGGATCTATCATAAAAATGAGATCGATGCTTTCATCAAACTGATGTACCGGCGTAAATCCATACTTGGGTGCATACTTGTGGATGGCTTTTACAAAGTTGTTGCCTCCGCCCCACGGTCCCTCAACGGGCTTTCTATTGATTAGTATTTTTCTGTTT